TTAGAATAATAATATGATATAATAATATTGATGATTAAAATCATTATATTATATTGAATTCTATAAAATCTAAAGAAATTTAAGATTTTAATTAGAATAATAATATGATATAATAATATTGATGATTAAAATCATTATATTATATTGAATTCTATAAAATCTAAAGAAATTTAAGATTTTAATTAGAATAATAATATGATATAATAATATTGATGATTCAAATCATCATACTAACAGAGAATAATAGGCGAGTGAGAGTAGTCTAATTCTAAAAATTTAATATTATACATGGAGGGTCTAATCATGGACAAATTCGAAATCGCAATCAGAAACCTCGAGGTAGCTACTGCAGACGTAATGGAAGCTGTTATGTACCGCTCTAACTTCATCACAGACGATGACGACTTCAAGAGACTTTACAATGGCGTACACTGCATGACAGAAACTATCGAACATGTTATTGACGGCAGTGAAGGTGGCTGTGTACTGTTACTTGGCACTGGTGCTGATGATGACGAGATGACTATCACAGACCTGCTCGTAATGCTGGATTCCCTCAAAGAGCAGCATAAGCTCGAGCACGAGTATGCTGAGTTCAGAGATGCCGTAGCCGCAGTCATTGCAGCCTACTAATCTACTGTCAAGCAAAATCACAGTACAATTTAATATTAGAAAGGAGTAGTATTAATGGATACTATGCTCAAGACTATCCAGGCTGTCCTGAACTTACTGGAAGCTGCTATATGGGTTTATAGCTGGATAGATGACCTGGATTTTGTTAATGCTTGCCAGTCACTGTACGATGAGGTCCGTCCTATAATCTTTGAAGATGAAGGATTCGCGACAGTATACAGCATAAAGCTGGAAAAGCTGCAGGCAATAGTCAATGGTTATCCAGCAGTAGCCGACAAACTGCCACCTAACTGGTTGGCAGAACTGCTGAGTGCATATGGTAATATGATGCAGGCTGCAAGTGCCTGACGTTCTGGCCGGTCGTACGTTAAACGGTACCGGCCCATGCCCGCAAAAATCTATAAATTTCAGGGTCGCATGACCAAGTGCTACCTTGGGCAATGTAGCACGGAAAGGCTATAAAATGGCTAACACTAAGAAAGAAACTATCGGCTTCACATTCACAGGCACAATCGCTGAGAAGGCTACTGGCCGCACCATCCCGGGTTCTCAGGAACTCATCAGCGCCTGCAACACACTCGCACTTGATGCAATCAAGCTCGCATCCGAGGACCCAGAAATCGGCAAGCTCGCAGCAGCTGTTCAGTCCGGCGACCACGCAGCACTTGAGGCATTCGTAGACAAGGCAATCAAAGTGCCTGATAAGTCCATGCTCGACGGAGCTACTGATGATGAACTCAGCAGACTGCTCGAGTCCAGAAGAAGTGACAGATCGAAGGCCAAGAAGAGTGGACTGACTACACTCGACAATATCCGTAGATACATCTCAGCGTGGGTTGCAGAACTGGTCATCAGAGCTGCAGCAGGCAAGGCATACAAAGCACCGTCGTCCGGTCAGCTCGGCGACTTCGAGTCTACTGACAGAGATGAAATCACGAAGAAGATTAAGTCACTGCAGTCGAAGAAGTGCCGCCTCAATCAGGCATACCGTACTGTAGTTGCAGCGGGTATCGACAGTCCTGAGCTCGCTAAACAGATTGACGAGATTGAAGCTGAAATCAAGCGTCTCAATGAGATGCGTGGTACTACACCACGTGTTAAATCTACTGACACGGTTGTCACTGATTCACAGATAACTGCATATCTGCAGAGTCTGTCTGCTGAGCAGCTTGAAGAGCTTCTCAAGAAAGCACCAGCAGTCTGAGACTACTGGCCGCCGCAACCAATGCAACAGGTTTAACGCTTGAGCTCGAGCGAGACCGACCGCCGGCGGGCTTAGCGTTAAACTTGGAAGCAATTTAGTAACTTTTTTGAAAGGATGGTCTTAATGGAAGACGTTCGTGCTATCATACTCAAACTTAGCATTTCCACTGCACTGTGGAATGTCTATAAGCAGCTTCCAGTACTGCTTGAGTATGATAATATGCTGGCATTCAGTACAAAAGTATTGGTCAAAACACAGCTTGAGCTGTACAAAAGTTCTACCCACCCTGTGCTTGACACAACAAGTGTTGGACAGATGTCGACGCTTGGCAGTGGGGTCTGGCTTGAACTGCTCACTCACACAATGTTTCTTTGCTATCTGCTTGAACTCGATAACGAGGCTATATACAAGTGGTTCAGCAAATGCCCTGACATATCAGACAAACCGTTTGGTCTGTATCTTGCTGATTTAACAAGACTGCTGCTTGAGCAGCTCAATGACATTGGCATAAAAGCCTAACAATTACGGAGGTAAGTGAATATGGAAAAGAAGTTTACTGTCGCTGATATACTCAGCACATCTGCAAACAACAATGTACTGTGCCATCTGTACGATGAAGTACATCAGGTCAATGAGTCAGCTACTGAAGCTGAGATATCAGACAATGCATGCCAATATGGTTGGGCAACTGCAACTGTCAACTACTGGCACGTTACTGAAGAGGGTAATCTGGAGTTCAATGCTGAGCTCCAGAATTACGATGCTACTCGTGCAAAGTATCTTGAAATTGCTGAAGACCTGTCTATGATAAGAGATGCAGCTCAGCAGGAAATCAGAGATATTAAATCGCTTGATGGTCCACTGACTGAAGATGACAGAAATAAAATAGCAAACATTCGTAAAGCAAAAGTCCGTGTTGAATACTTCATAACAGTGACTAATATGGCAGCAAACAAGAAGGCTGTCATCACACCACTCGGCTGGCTGAATATGCTGGCAGTCTGCGAATTCATTCGTGATATTGATATCTTCATGCTTAATGTACTCTTACGTGACGTCATGGATATCTATGCACCATCATTTAAAGACCTTAAGTTTGCTGATTGCATACAGCCTTCATGTGAAGAAGCAGGTAATAAGGAGGACAAGTGATATGAAGGTATTGTTTAATGTAACCGAGATAACTACTAAGCTGGTTGAGGTTGAAGTTCCTGGTGGAATGGATACTGAGACTGCTGTTGAGTGGGCTCGCAACAAAGTTGAGTCTGACTACTGTGACGACAAGATAGATATGACAGTTGATGTTGACTGTGACGTTCAGTATGATATCGTTGACGTTCCACCTGAGATACAGCCACCTGAAGACTACTGCTCAGTGGTTGACTGATTAGAACTACTGATTGAATTAAGACCGCTTCGGCGGTCTTTTTTTATACCCATTTGACATACGGCTGCACTGCTGGATTTGCATATGTGCGTTCCGGTGGTGCAGCCTTAATTTTTGCTACTGTGAGGTTGGCCGGCGGAGAGTTACCTACTGACAAATTTTTGAGCTAAGCAAGGATGGATTGTTGCATGTGTGCACTTTTGGATCTGAGGCCTAAATTTTTGTCGGCAGCAGTCCGGCGACCAGGAGTTACCTACTGACAAATTTTTGAGCTAATGTGGGGGGTAAAAAAAAAGACCGCCGAAGCGGTCTTGTGTCTACTGTTGAATTGTTTGTGTTGATTAGTATCTCAGGAATCCCAAGCGGTACTCACACCATAAAGCAATTATGATTGCAGGTACCATTATTCGCATGTTATGCTGAACTGTACATAAGGCAGTTACAAAGGCTGGGAGCAGCAATATGGCTGCCGTTAATCTACCAAGCTTGCACCAATTAAACTTCGAGCGGCTCGAGCGGCTTGTGTGCTGGGGCGCATATTTGTTTGGGGTCTTTCTTCTTTTCATTTCTGCTCCTCCTTATCTACTGTCTGTGGCTGCTTTACATACACATCACCGTCTGCATACAGGCGAGCCGGTTTATTCTCACTTTTGTAGTCCTCGTAGTCACTGGCTATCATTGTTGCATAGTCTCCGTTGACTACCTCTTCTGTTGATGCTTCTACACCATCCTTGGCGCCGGCGATCATGCGCTGCAGAATCCACAGCATATCTGCTGGCTCATGGACTGTGTAGGTATCTTTGTATACGTCATTGAAGCGGTAACCTTCCTGTGAATCGTAGTGGAAGTCAGGCTCTGCGTTCGGGGACCAACCTGGTATGTACACATTAACTACTAAGCACTTTACATGACCCGAGTATTCGCAGAAGACCTGTGCTGGGATGTTTGGGCTATTCGTAATTTCTACTGAGCATCTCATGAGTGCGGCAGCCATGCCAGCATCCGTTGTAGGTGTGTTATCTACTGATACCTGTGGCTTATCAAGCACTACTGACTTATCAGATATTGCCCGCAGCAGCTCTTCGTATCTCATCTGTGCAGCCTGCCATGAGTCGAAGTGCTCTGTGTATTTAGTGAGCCTTGCGCCGAACAGGCAGGTTACAATTATCTTTGAGTTTGCCTGCTCTACTGATACTACTGAGTTTATGCACACTGCTACTGTGCGCTCAGCACCTACTACATTAGACTCTTCGTTAACGTTTAATTCAAGAATTTTCATTGTTCTTCTCCCTTTCTTGTTTGACTACCTTAGTGAAGGCTGCCATTATGGTTCTTCTCTCCTTGAGCTCTTCCAATAAACTGATGAGCCCGTCGGTGGACTCTATTTCACTTTCAAGATACATGATGGCTGATGAACTAAGCTGTATTGCTGCTCTGTCAATATCAAGCTGTCTACTGTCCTTTAGCTGCTTGATGTAGTCATCTACTGATAGCTCCATATTATCCCCTCCTTGTTAAGGCAGCGAATATGAAGAATGCAGCCACTACCCAGAACATGCAGCCCAGGCCTGAGTCCTTCTTTGGTGGCTTTCTTCTGTTGTTGAGGTTACTACCGATTATGTAGCCTCTACTGAAATCTCTGTGTGACATATTTAGTCCTCCTGTTCATATCTACTGAACTTACTTGCTTGTAGCCTTGTAAACGGGCGTACCACAGTTTGGGCAGTTACAATAATAGTAGCTGTTACAGTCATAAGCGTAGACAACCGTATACTCATCTTTGTCGGCCTTAAATATGCAGCCGCAAGTTCTACAATTAAAGCACTTGGTTCTATTGAGAATAGCTTTGAGCTACTTTTTTGTTTTACCTCGCTTAATTACTTCCATTTTAGTCCTCCTGTAAGTGTAAGATTTGCTTGAGTCTCTCAAGGATGTCGTAGCTAAAGTCTGCTACAATATCCAGTGCAGCATCTACTGATGTATCAGCAGTTACCAGCTCAATGTTTGTGAGCACCTGTGCAGTTGCTACAGCAAGCTCCTGCGTAATGTCTTCTCTGTTACCAGCTACAGACACCTCAGATTCTACCTGCTTATCTACTGTGTTTGCTTCAATCTTTATCATTTTTGATTCCTCCTTGGTATGCAGCTTTTCGCTGTATCCCTTATTCTTATATTAATATTATATCATATTTCTTTACTATATAAAACCTTAAATTTTTCTGCATTACTGCATGCATGAAGCAGGCATATAATGAAGTATCTACTTCTATTACTCACATCACATCATATTATATGATATGACCATATTACCTATATAAATAAAATTAACTGTTATGAATATGAGATGAATATTACTCACATCACATCATATTATATGATATGACCATATTACCTATATAAATAAAATTAACTGTTATGAATATGAGATGAATATTACTCACATCACATCATATTATATGATATGACCATATTACCTATATAAATAAAATTAACTGTTATGAATATGAGATGAATTAAGAACTGCTTGAAGATTCTATTCTTAAAAGAATAGAATAGTATTTTTATTTATATAATTATAATATAATTTTGTTATGAATATATATTTATATAATATTTAATTAATAGATAAAACTGCTCGGAATAGCTTTCTATTCTTAGTAGAATAGAATAGTATTTTATTTATATAATTATAATATAATTTTGTTATGAATATATATTTATATAATATTTAATTAATAGATAAAACTGCTTGGAACAACATTCCAAGCAAAAAGAAATGATTACCGTAGCAAAGCAGGTGCTCATAACATAATCATATTACTCAAAAATTTTTATATAGGTAGTATGGTCATATCATATAATATGGGGTGATGTGAGTAATACTCATATCATATTCATAACAGTTAATTTTATTCACATAGATACTCTGGTCATATCATATAATATGGGGTGATGTGAGTCGCCCTCTCCAGTACTCATAACATAATCATATTACTCAAAAATTTTTACATTGGTACCCTGGTCATATCATATAATATGGGGCGATGTGAGTAAATAAGAAAGGCCAGACAAACTGGCCTTTACGCTTATGTAGGTATACAGATTAATTTTTCCCAGATTGTATCATACTCTGGATCATTGCTTGTAATCACATTATCTAATATATCAAAGCATTCTTTTTGTGTGTAGCCACAGTCTACTAAGAACTCTGCTGTACATGTACGAATCATTTCTGCAGTAGGTGCCTGTACAGGGACGCCAAGCTCTTCTAACTGTTTTCTGTGCTGCTGGGCAGCTACATACTTAGACGCTAAGTTTTTAATGCTCTGGTTTGTAGGACTCGGAGCGCTTGGTGTAGGTGTTCCAATTTTACTGGAATACTTGCCGGTTACAAAGCCGGTAGTATTTTTGCATCTGTCCATATACTCCAGGGCCATCTGGTAGCGTAGTGCCTGCTGTGTTGTTAAGTCAGCAGCCGGGACATTTTTGTAGTTTGCGATTATCTGCTGTTGTCTACGGCAGTCCTTGCACACACCAATAGGTCGTCTATTGTTTCCGAGACTAAAAGCCTCCACAGGTTTTGTAGCACCGCAGCATTTACATATTTTATCAGCCATAATATAAACCTCCAAAAATTTTTGATAAGTAGGACTCTCTGTCCTCATATTATATTACGTTCATATTATTCTCATAATGCCAGATAAGAAAATATTAATAAATTGTTAATTAGTTAATATGAAGAACATTTTTAAATCACGTTTTAAGGCCCCCTATTATTAATAGGGTAATTATATTATAAAGGCCATCGGGGCCCATATAATAAAAAATAAATCGGTTACAGGTCACGATAAATAAAAATAATAAGGGGACTTATAAAAGTCCCCTCAGCTCGTATGTATCATAACCAAATGCGATATAGTATGCTGTTAGCATCAAGAAGCATTGTTTCATCATCAGAAGTAAGCTCATTCAATACGTCTTGCGTTACATATATTACCATGTTGCGGGCACCTTCACTGATGTATCTTCGTAGGTCCCATCTACTACGCATTAGAGGCTTACTGTTGTACAGTGCATAACTCATACAATTAGCTCCTCCCCAGCAAGCCAGTCAGGTAGGTCATCACTGAATGTAGCTGCCAAATATTCTTCGTAGTCCCATACCTTTGAGGTTAACTTGTTAATGGCAAGATGATTATCTACTTGTAGATTGATTCCAGTTTCTGTTCGTAGCAGCCTAGCTTTTAAGTCTGTGCTGATGCTACGCAGGAATGATGGCTTATATTTACATTCAACCCATTCTGTCATAGGCTGTGATAAGAGCTTCAGTAAGTCAGCATCTATCTTTGATGTATTGATGTCTTTTAAGTATCTGGCAGTATCAGTGTATTCCGTAACATCTACTTTCTTAGCACATAAGGCCTGTGCCTGTGCAAGCTGTTCTTCAAGAGTAGCTTCATGCTGTACTTTGTTACGCATCTTATTATACTCACCGCTACCTATATCACCACCCATGGAATCATAGGTATCAAATAACTGAAGAGTAGTATCAAAGATTACTGCGTCGTCCTCTGATAGCTGATGCTTTGTGCGTTCTCTTGCCAGTATGTTAAAGCGGTTGTTATTGTAGGTACACTGATGACAGCGATTTCTGTACTTTATACCACTCTTAGTCTTGTAGGTTTTAAACTGTGTAAGTGGTAGCTGTCGTAAGCACTGAATGCAGAGTTTCTGTGTCTGTTCCATCATACGTCACCTCTTGATGTTGTAAATGCTCTGTTATGCTCTGTATAAATTTTTGCAGTCCATGGCTCAGTAGAGGCATCAATAGCATCATTGATTGTATCTAACGAAGCTGATAACTGATCAGCATGACACACGATTACAGCTTCAAGTAACACTGGATTTACTGGTGAGCCCCATTCAAGCTCAGTATGATGTGCTGCTATTATATGCTCAAGTGCTTTCACAGCACGTATCTGCATGCCAAGTGATATAGTAGATTCATTTACCCAGCGAATATCATTAAGCACTCTATGCATGGCCTCTCGTACAATTGCTACACCTTCTACAATGTGCTCTATGAACTTACCGGTCTCTGTATGAGTAGGTACACCAGACTCAAACTTATATGTATTGAGCTTACCAATATCATGTAAAAAGGCACCAAGCAGAAGAAGCTCTTTACGTACTTTTGACTGTATAGCTGCAGGTAGTGTACTGTAGATAGCCTGTGCATAGTATACAACCTCTGAGGTGTGCTTTGCCCAGCCGCCTATGCCTGCATGGTGTATACCTACTGCAGCCGTTGCAGTCAGCATATTAGCCCCATAGGTTTCAAGAATGTCATCAAATATAGCAAGCAGAAGAGGTGCATCATGCATCTGGAGCTCTTCACGTATGCCACTTATTATGCTATTAAACTCAGCTGCTGCGATGCGATTAGATACTTCAATTGCAAAGTCTTCCTCACGATATGGGTCACCATATACTACAGCATTGGTTATGTTTAACTGCTTATTACCGTTGTATGCAGTTATTGTGCCTGCGACATGCAATACAGTGCCCTCTGCAGGAGCTTTGTAGTTTGGTGGAAGCTTCCACCATGTAGCTGCTATTCTACCAGTTTTATTGCCGAGTTCTGCAAGCAGATAAGGCTTATCAGTTTTTGTCTTAAGTATACTTGCGGAGTATACCATTAAAGCAGTGTCTACTGCAGTGTCTACTGTTATGCTCTTAATATCAATGAATTCCATTTTCATTCTCCTCTTCAAATTTAGAATTACAGTATTCGCAATACTTTAAGTCTGGGTTGTCACGCTTATATTGTGCACCGCATACTGCGCATACATACTGTGTGCTCTCATGCCAAATACTGTTGACTTTACTGTTTTTAGCAAATGAACAAGCCATTTGCTTTTGATTTTGTGGGCTGCGTACTACACGTGAATAGTAGATTCCATATATTTGGTTCCAAGACATGGAGTTCACTTTTCTACGCCAATTATCATGCAGCTGTTGATTTAATGAGGCTGGATAAAGATTATATACAGCCTCATATATTTGCTCTGAAGGTCTATTCATAAGTCTCACCTGAAGTAATTGTATGGACCACTGCCATCTGCTGCATAGTGATTACCATCAAAGTATAAGTAGTATGGAAATTCACTTTGATGTGCGAAGTAGTAATCTACTGCATCAATGCAGCTCTGTGTAACAGTAGGATAATATACACCTGTACAATAGTAACCGCTGAACTGATAGGGCTGTGTCAGTACTCCTTCAATTGTTGAAGGAAAGTTTGGATCAGCAACTCTATTCATGACAGTGGCCACTACGCAGGCCTTGTCATATGTAGATACCCAGTCGCTACCATACTCATTTGCAACTATGTTGCACAGCAGTGTATGCTCGTAATCAGAGATATATGCCTGATTTACTGGTGCAGGCTCTGGGATAGGTTCTGTCATAACTTCTGCCATAGGCTCTGTTACAATCTCTGTTACAGCCGGCATGGTTGTTGTACTTGTACTCGTTGTGGTACTCGTTGTGGTACTTGTTGTAGTACTTGTTGTAGTTGTGGTGCTTATTGTACTTGTTGTAGTTGTGGTGCCTGTTGTGCTTGTGCTTGTGGTGGTACTCGTAGTAGTGCTTGTTGTTGTACTTATGCTTGTGCTATAGCTCATGCCAGTAGCAACCTCATTCTGTAGTCCAACAGTGTTTGTAGAACATCTTACAAGTCCCATTATTAGAGCAGTGCTAGATAGGCATGCTGAGCAGATCGATGATATTAATACGCGCCTCTCAGGGCGCAGTCGTGTTGATAACTTCTTCATTTAAATCGTCCTTTCAATTACTTAATGTAGGTATCTTTAATGTGCAGCTCATTAAGCAGCTGCTTGTACAGCACTCTTATAGCTGTGTCATCGTAGTTTACATTTGGCTTAAGCTGTACAGTAGCACAAGCTTTCTGTGTAGCTAAATAGTGTCTTATCTGTGTACTGTCGAATGTAATAAATGGATACATGCAGCAGTCAGAGTATTTACAACTGCAACAGCCATTTGGCTTTATGTTTGGAGCAATTGTATCTGCTTTCAGGTTCTCTCTTTCCAGCATGAGACACTCAATGCAGCTTGGATTGATGACACGGTCTGGCAGACTATTGATAAGCTTAGTTGCATGGTGATTAAGCCATGCAGTTGTGGCAGCAACTACATCCGGGTCGAAGATATCAAAAGCACCGAGTGGATACTCTTCAGAAAGATCAGCATCATAAGCTGATTTATATTCTTTGGCTAAATCATTATATGCAGCCCTGAATTTAACTACTGCATGTAGCAGATTATACGTTGTGTTTGCGTCCATTTTTAGGCAGCTCCTTTCCATCAGTAGGTATTATTAGTGTAACCTTTGATGGGTCCTTTGCGTACTTCATGTATCGAGTATACTTGCATGGACCACCATTTAAGTAGCAGCCAGTCTTCTTACACTCAATATTCTTTTCTGGGTCACACTTGAACATGAAATTTTGTGCAGCTTTACTCATTATATGAATCCTCCCATATATTATATGCATCCATCTTTGCCTGCTCTTCCGGTGTTGGAGGCTCAGGCTTAATGTCTTTATCTTCTTTACCAGCCCAAGTACCATCTACTGACATACCACAGTCAGCAGTTATAGGAACTCTAAACAGGTCACGCTCTGCCATTAACCACAGTAGCTTAGGAATTACTATATCAGCTTCGCTGTCCTTAATGTAGAACATACAAGAATCATGAACCTGAATAACGAACTTGGTCTTATAACCATTAGCACGCAGATACTTATTAATTCTACGTAACGCTACCTTTGTACAGTCAGCAGCTGAACCCTGTACTATATAGTTAACACAAGCATACTCACGTTCTTTTTCAGTGTATACTTGGCGTCCTGCTACCGTCTTTATCCAGCCACGTTCTTTAGCAACTTTATTGGCCGTTTTTATGAAGGCATTGACTTCTGGCATTCTTTTATACACGTCAGCCATTACCTGCTTTGCTTCATCTACACTGATACCTGACATTGAAGATACCTTAGCGGCACCCGCACCATATACAATAGCAAACTCAACTGACTTTGCAATCTGTCTTTGGTCCTTAGTAACATTCTCATATGGTACGTCAAATATCATTGATGCAAATATCTTGTGGATATCTTTACCGGCATGTAGTGCCTCGATAAGGTACTCAGATCTACTGTAGTGAACCATGATTTTTGACTCCTGTGAAGCATAGTCAAGCTCGTAGATTGTGTAACCTTCTGGTGCAATAAATGCTTTACGTATTCTTGACTCACCACGACGAGGCATGTTCTGGAATGATGGCTGTGAGATCGAAAATCTACCAGTCTTAGCCTCTACTGTGTTAAATGAGCAGTGCACACGGTTTGTAGCATCTTTCATTGTGTAGAGCTTAACAGCAAATGAGTTGAGTAGCTTTTCAGCTTTCTGGTATAACTGAATGTCCTCAAGAATCTTACAGCCGTCATTTATCATACGCTCTTTGTCTTCCTTACGGAACTTAGGGTTACCTTTTGTAACACCTTTTGCAAGCATGGTGTCAGTAGGTTTGTTGTATTTAATCAAATCGCTGTAGCCTAATTTAACCAATACACTCTCAAGCTGCTGTCCACTGTTCATATTAAAGAAGCAGCCAGCAGTCTCATACACTTTCTTTTCTGCGTCTTCAGCTTGCTGCTTAAGTGCCTGCATAAGTGGCTCTTCATATTCAGGGTCAATCAGTACACCTTCACGCTCTGCGAAGTATGTTATTTTGATAATTTCGTTCTCCAGTAGACAAAGCTTAAACCAGCCGTCATCAGCGTGGTCCTGAGCTATTCTTACAAGTCGCTTGCATACGTAGAAACCATTCCATGTATCAGCGCCTGTGTACTGAGTCATAAGATCTCTATCAATCAAAGCATAGTTAGTGACTTTGTACTGCTGCTTGTAGCTGTCTACCATGAACTCAAACTCACAAACGCCTTCATCAATTTCTTTTGCATTATCAAGCAGTGAGTGTGTGAGTGCCCAAGCTCTACATATCTTAGAGGCAGGCAGGGTATCGAATATTATACCATTAAGGTTAACACCACTGTTCTTAGCCATATGCAGGTCATACTTTAAATTGTGACCACACTTATTGATATTAGGGTCTTCAAGCAATGGTCTTAACTTCTTAAGCTCTTTGAAGCCTGTTGTCCAAGAATCATAGATAACATAACTTGTGGTACCGTCACAGATAGAGTAGCAGAACGGAAAATCATTCGGGATTTCTTTGCTGCCTCGCTTTATCCATCTACGCACAACATTCGATGGCATTCTATTTGCTGGGATACCAGTAGGTTCTGTCTCAGTATCAAAGCATATCCATTTGCCGGGCAGCCCCGGAATTTCTGCAGGCTTAATATGCTCTAAGCAGTATTCAGCAGTACACTCGATGAAGTTATCATGCGCACATGCCTGAACCGCTTCTGGTGAATAATTAAGCCAGCTTCTTTGCTTTATGTTGCTTAGGCCTTGCTTTTTCTTGATTGCCATTTATCATGACCTCCTGTTTTAAATAGAAGTGTGATGCATCGCTGCATCTATTACTTCCTTAATTATATTATATCATATTTTTATACTATAAAAAACCTCTTCTTTTTTAGTACTGCACTACATGCTTGCATCATACAATTCTTTCACGCAGTTCTTTGTTTATTTTGCCATCAGGCTCTACCCAGAGTCTGTAGATGTGCTCTGCATCTACATACTGATAAACACAGCAGCCAGCATCAAGAAGAATCCTGATGCCAGCATCACTCTTATAGTCAACTACATATACGACCTTGTGGACCCCATAGTTAATGATCATTGTTGCGCAGGTAACACATGGGCTCATAGTACACAGCATCATTGGCCACATTGGCCCGTTGTTAGGTGCTGGTGCTTTCATTAAAGCCTGCGCCTCGGCATGTACACAAGTATACTTTAAGCCCATTGAGCATAAGCAGTCGATGCCACCCTTAGGTCCACCGTTAAGACCTATAGAGTAGATCTGTTCAAGATGCTCGTCACACAGAATGGCAGCATTCTTCTTATCTTGGCATTTACTGAGAAGTGCCAGGCTTGTTAAAAAGTTCATAAACACCGTTAATCGTGCAGTATACTTATTCATTATTTAAACCTCCTAATTCAGATCTGTAAACCTTTAAAGCAAGCAGAGATTTCTCTGATATGCAGCTTTTAAGTATGCTGAGTAGCTTCTCATTATCAGGTAAATCATTCTTTGATCTACTGAGATCAATTACATCCTGCATTATATCTGATACATTATTAAAGCCGTCGTTATTCAGTACAAGCATAGCATGAATTACATCCGGCATCACATGCCAGTGCTTAGATAACTCATCTATTGAGGCAGCTGCAGTTGATATGCTTTGCATGCTACTTCTCATCGCACTTATGCGGATATCTGTCATCTGTTCAGTAGTTAAGAACTTAAACATTCATCAAAGCCTCCATTTCTTTTTTAGTACCATATAGGCCATCTAATCGGCTACCCTTAAGTGTCTTGGTTTCAAGGAACCTTGCCATATGTGGCAATAATGGTTCCATCCAAATATTATGGTATGCCATCTGTGCTAGTAGATACATTCGTATTGTTTTATACTTTGTAAACACTTGCGGGTTTGAAAATACTTTGTATCTATGTGTTGCACCTTCCATTTTATTGCGCCCTCTATAGTGTGATTCAATGCACTCACTACATAGTGGAATAACATTCCATGGTGCATACTCACCATTAAGACGGCGGGGAAAGAAATATCCACGGGTTTCAATAGGTCTACCACAGAAAGCGCATCCTCCAAAGAAGTTAACTCGGTGTTCCCATTCTTCTTCTGACATTAGAATCTTTGGTGCATTAGCCAAAACTATACGCCAAGCTTTTTCATACTCACCACCATATGTAGAAAATACTTGCCGAGCTTCATGCCAAAGCGGTGGATTAGTACCATAGGTATCATACATGTACTGGTCTACAATTGTACAGTTTATACAGTCTTTACACTGACATGATTCCAAGTACATAGGCATAAAGTCTGGTAAAGCTTTATTCTCTAATGGTTTAAGAACTCGTTGACCTACTGGCGTAATTTCTTTTTGGCATCTGTCACAGGTACGCTTTACAAATATAGGATAGCCTTTGTACCACTCAAGTGAAATATCTTCATAATTGAGTGGTGCAGCAGCTATCTTATTTTTAAAGTAAAGTTCAAGTGGTACATATGCAGCAAGCCAGACATCTACATCTGACTGCTGCGGACCAATATATGGATCTAAGTCTCTGCGCTTAAGATACCCATTAGCTGTGCCACGTCTTCTACCGAATGCCATTAAGTCTTTACCTCGTAGATTCTGGCAGGTGAATACTTTTTAGCACACTGTATTTCAGCAGCATATGCTGCAGCAATGCTCTTAAGTGTCTGCTTATCTTTTATTAGCTCCTCGCCCCTGCGCTTACAACGCTTCCAGGCTGTGTCTACTGTTGTACTTAAGAAGAATATACTTAAGTTGCCGTAACCAACAGCAGCATGTTCTATTGCACGTAGCTCTGCATAGGACACGTCTGGATTGTTACGCAGCACATTGCCATATACAATATCAGAATACCAGCCACGGTCGAGAATCAGTGTATTGCACTTACCAGCATAGCTATCAAACAGCTCTGTGTATCTAAGGATAGCATTTGGCTTTTGGCATACATCGAAGTATGTCAGATGTGCACATGCATAAGAGCTATTATTGGCACGCAGCATGTCTATGAATGTAGACTTACCAGCTCCATCCATACCTTCAACAAGAATAATATCCATAATGTTCCTCCTTTGGGTACATCAATTTGACGTACCCATGAATTTTTTACCTGCCGCCGTAAGCTTATAGAAGTAGCGTGGCACCTTCTGCTCACCTACTGTAAGCTGCATTACGTAGCCCTTATCTACAAGCATAGGAATTATCCAGCGTACTGCTGTAGCCTTAAGTGTACAGCTTGCTCTTGCTATCATCTCATAGCTCATATGTGTGATAAACGGGCGCTGCTCGAGAAGATCGATTGCAGTCAGCACGCTCTTCATTTCTGCATCTGATGCACTATTAGTCCAAGCCATTGTTTTCCTCCTGTATCTGTAGGTCTTTGATATACTTAATTGCCGGAAACTCATCATTTATTATTGTCGTCGGCAAAGCTTCGGTTACATCCTTATACTTTTCATGTGCATATGGCTTACCACATGTCATCTTCTGTTCAAGGCATGCACCCATATAACAAGATGGTAAGCAGGTAGCAGCTGAAAACATTATGGGATCTACTCTGTTCAGCTTTTCCCAGCACTTTAATAAGACATATCTGGTTTCATCTGTGTTACGCTTACAAGTACGCTGGCGTATCATTTCAATCCATGCCTGAGGTGTAGCATCTATAATCAGCACATTTCTCAGAGACTGCGGTGCTATATAGCCGGCTGTATCTCTGTCAAGGCCTTGCTTAATCATTTTTTCATAGTTAGCCATTGCAGTAGCACAGGACTTAATGAAGTTTCGGCGATAGTAGCCCTGCTCAAGATCTGCATAGCCACAGTGGTATGTATCTTTTGCGAGTATTTCATATGGCACAACAAACTGCTCTTCAGCAGCTTTAGGATTCCTTGACCAGTCACTGTACTGCAGTGAGCCTGAACAGAATGTTACGCCGGTTCTTCTGCGTGTTATCTGTGCAAGGAATCTTCTTGAAGCACCTACTATGAACATTGTGATAGTGCCGAAGCAGCGAATGTTATTATGTGGCAGTGACATCATTGCAGCTAAGGTCTTATCACTTACTGGTGCATCCATCAGTTCAAAGAGGTCTTCAGCACAAGTAATCTTCTCTCCACGCTGCGTTAAGCGTGCACTACCTACAGTTAATTTCTTGCATCTACGTACCTGAGAAGGTACATATAAGCACACCTCAATTTTATCCATTTTTACCATCCTTTCGTATCATAACGATTTCATCTCTTTTGCATGCAAAATAGGCATCAACCATTGCATCTACCTGGTCATTAAAATCTGCAGGTACTGTGCCCTGCAGCTTAAACAGACGCAGGTGCTGCTCATAACGCTTTGTAAGAATTTTAGCAGCAACGCCTAGTGTAAGCACATCAGCATCGATGTCTATTGTTGTATATGCACCTCTTGGTCCAGAGCGTACTGTGATAAGGTTATCAGCAGATAGCTTAACTGGAACTATATGTTTTTTAGCTTCATCTATCTTCATTCTGTACCTCAGTATCTTTCTTGTAGTGTTCTATATCTTCAAGTCGCTGGTAGTTTATTTTGCTCTTTGCTGTATATGCTTCATATAACTCATCAGCGGTCATACCGAGAGCCAATGCAATATTTAAGAGGAAATGAACTGCATCTACAAGCTCTCCCTTTGCAAGCGTCTTTTTAACATAGTTATCAACGGAATCATTAAAGTCATAGACTTTCCATTCCTTATAACCCTTGACCTCGTGTAGCATTTCACACAGCTCATCAATGCAATGTAGCGTGTGTGTTTTTATGTACTCAGCAGCAGTTATGCCTACCATTGGAAACTCAAAACCACGATGCTCCTGACTTTCCTTCTGCATGTCAAACATGCTTTCTAATTTATCCATTGTGGTCACCTCACTTTATTATAACACGTACAGATGTAGACTGCTTTACTACCTTCTCATATATCTGAGGAAAGAAGGTTTCAAGCGTTTTAAAGTCACATGTACGACGAGTAGAATATGAGCACTTTGCTGTATGCATGAGATTTTCGCCGTCCTCAGCTACTTTAGATGCAAGCAGCTCATTTGCCTTGCCGAGTTTATCGAGCACTTTAGCATAAGCTTCTTTTTTCTTTTTTTCAAGTTCGCTTATCAGATTACGATATTCTACATACTGTTCTAAAGCAGTATAAGTATCAGCATCTTCAGTGATTACAGGCTCTGTGTGTTCTTCTTCTTCAGCCTTGACTTTCTGTAATCTGTCCGCATCAAGTGCAGTAAGAGCCGGTGGAATCATTGGAATAACATGATTATTCCAAAACTCAATTGCACCTTCTCTTTCTTCTTCGGCGATTTCATGCAAAGCCGGAAAGTCATAGTAGTAAAGATGCTGGCCACCTACTAAACACATGATACATGTGTTCTCAAGTCCAGTAATAGACATATACCACTGTATCTGATATATGTAATAAATTGGTACTTCAGCATCAGCCCACAGACTCTCATTGTAGAGTGTTGTTGTCTTGCACTCCAGTAGGCCAATCAGCTTATAGTCTGCATCAACCTCAAAGCCGTCAACATTTGCGATGAAGATTGGATTTTCATCACTCTGAAGACTTACAGGTATGTGCACGTAGTGTCTACCTGTACGGTGAGCCCATTCCTTAATTATTACATCTTCAAGAACATTGCCCCATCTTGCAGACTCAGTCTGTGGCTCTGGTTCAGACTCAAACTGAGGTATCTTCTTCATGTAGATATCAGTAGGTGAGGTCCATGTTGATTTGCCAAGTATTGCAGCTATCTCAGAACCACCAATACCCTTAGCTCTTGCTGCATGCCAACCTGCATCATCTACTCCCTGCTCTGCAAATGAATGTACATGGCAGCCTTTAAGCTGACTTAATACAGTTATCCAGATCTGTATTGTAGCTTCGTCTGTATTAGGATGTGAAGTAGTCAGCAGTTTGTATAACTCTTCTTTTGATTGCACTTATATGCCCTCCTTAAATTTCAGTATTTGAGTAACGCTTTGCACGGCAAGCTTTTATCTCTTCTTCTGATGCTGGATTTAACAGCATCTGGTCAAGAAATGATGTACCTAATGGTGTTCGGCGATAGCCTGTACCAGCTTTTTCAACTAATTGATTTGCAATGATGAAGTGCATTACACTACGCAACTCTTCACTGCCGAGACCTGTAGCATCTTCAAGTGCTCGTCTATCCAAGTATGGAAGCTGGTATAATGCTGTTATTACTTCCTGTGGTTCACGCTCTGTGATTATAAGACCAAGGAAATCAGAACGCAAGCGTTGTAATGTAGAATCAGATGAGTCAGAGTTTTCAAAATCCTCTGCTGAGAATTTATCATACTTTAAAGCATCACTACAGTAGATGTGCTGCAAGTATTCAACTATATATTCTACATGCTCTGGCTTAACAATTACATTATGACCGTCATCTGTACTATACAGACAGCATGCTAATGCAGTTGCAAGTCTTGCAAGTTTAATACGCTGATCTGCAGGCTCTACCAGCGGAATCTTACTTGAAAATTGTCTACCTAAGTCTATAGACTTGGAGAGAATCATTTTCATAGCTTCAGGTGTAAACTTAATTTGATCTGGCTGTCTGGACCACGCCCACAGTGTACGTAAAGAGCATAACTCTGACGTATACTTATGCTTTACATCAGGCATATCAAGGATGCTCTGATTAATTATGTCCTGTCCAACTTCACCAGATGCAACGCCTACTGCAAAATCTAATCTACGTACATCTTCTGCTTTGCCCATGAGTTTAAGCACTGCATTTACGCCATAAGTTTCAGATCTTAACTGGCGACCAGATCTCGGGTTTGATATCATAATCAAGCGTGTTCGAGCAGTAGTTTCACCGGTTACAACACCTGATACTCTACATATACCTGAGCTTCGTGTATCAGACATCTTTGATAAGTCGTCTTCAGAGATACCAGAGAACTCATCGATAACCAGTAGACCACCATCGTTGAGTGGCATTGCACCCCAGATAAGAGTCCATGCACTGCCCTGTTGCTGTATAGAATACAGTAAGCCGGTACGTCGTGCAGACTCACCGGATATAATCTCACCACATTTATAGTGTGATACCAGACGCTCTACTGTTGTAGTCTTTGCCTGTCCTGAGTCACCGATTATAAGCGTCTCGCACCAGCCGCGCTTTACAAACTGTCCCTGAAAATTAAAGTTCAAGACTGAATTGTAAACTAAGTCAGTAGCAAGCATTACTTCACGGCGACCCCAAACGTATGTGACATTTCGTTCAAGGTCCTCATATATGTCATTCAATTTATCCTTAATTGTCTGACCCTCAGCAACCTGAAAAATTTTCAGCTTATCAGTGATTTCATCATCATTTATGTTTTCTTCACTAACAGCCTTTTCAGGCACTACTTTATCAAAGATAAAAGTAGCCTGCTGTGAATTTGGATGTGGATGTGGGTAGCCTGATAATGTGTACTTTTTATTGGCTGGTATATCAGTAGATATTACGTAGCAGTCTCTACTACAGAACTCAGTAGTTTTATGATGCGTATGGTCAAGCTCTGCACGTGGCACAAGTCGAACAGTCTCTATATTGCCACGCTCAACAATCTTAATGTCAGCACCACTACATTTCTGTGGAATATTACAGAGCATACGCAGTGTGGCCTTGTACTCTTTATCTGGACAATCAATTAATGCCAATATAACATTATTTGCAGCATTAAGCTTTATGGTACGCTTTGCACCACCTTTATATATGCATGCCTGACACATTTTACCATCAGGCTCATCACCAGATGCTGCAATGCCACATTTGCATTCGATTGTCTTTGGATAGATAAACGGGGTAGTACCTTTACCAGCCAATAGACCGGTTACTTTGATTCTTTTACCTACATACTTAGCATCCGTAGCATGCAGTAAATCTACTAATGGTGCCTCCTGTCGTACATATGGTTTAAACAAGCCCATAAATGAAGCTTTATTGTAACCAAACTTAATAAAAGCATCAGATACATCAGCTTTAACGGGTAGGTCAGTTGGCCAATCAATTGTATAGTAGATTGGTCCTTTTGGCGCATTCTCTAAAAAGTAGGCTGTCGCCATTCTGCCGGCTTCGTCATTATCATAGCAAATATATACATATTTCTTGTTTCTGAAAAAGTCGAAGAACTCAACATTGAAGTTGCCAGCACCAGCGGTCGATGTCACTGCTGGTATCTCATTCTGCTCAGCTACAAGTCTATCCCATTCGCCTTCACATAACATAACAGCTTCTACTGATTCATCTACTAACCGCTCCACACCATAGAGGCGTACTTCACCATATGCATTGCCCTGTTCATCTTCATAGTTTATCATCTTCGTAGCACCTTCGTAGGAATTCCACTTATATCTACGAATATTGACAAGCTCATTGAACTCATTGTATATCGGTAATGTTACACGCTCACCATCAAAGCCTATTAAAAATCTTTTGAGCGTCTCATCAGTTATGCCTCGTACTTCAGTTAAATACTGACGTACAGGGGCTGTACTTTCCATTAATTCTTTGTGCCATTTGACAGGTAACGATGGATCAATATCAGGGCGTCCGTCTGATACAGCTGGCCTTTCTAAACCAAGTGCATCACCTAAGTAGTACCATGCATCTTGACCGCTTAGGCCTTTTATCTCTTTGGTAAATGTATGTACATTTCCTTTAGATCCGCAGCTGTTACAAAAATAAACGCCTGAGCCAATATTTGCTGTAAATGATGGAATGGCATCTTTACCTGATGCATGCTTATGCTTAAATGGGCACATGCCCTTGATTTCCAGACCTCTACGTGAGTAGGTACAACCAAGGGCATCAAGCTCACCTGTATAGAATGCATCATTGTCAATGGAGTTTAAGATTTGCTGGCAGTAATTTCTCCATTTTGACATATGTTAGCACCTCAAATTTCTGCTGCAATCTCTGCATCAGCAGGAACACTGGAAGAATCAAGTGTTGCAACATCTTCATAATCAGCATTGATTGCGATCTTAGCATAGACATCATAAAGCTCCTTAGCAAGCTGTCTGTCTTCAGCAGAGGTTGCTGGACCACGTGTTGCTGATATATTGTACCAGCTGTTTCTTCCCTTGCTAACTTTCTTGCCAGCAAGGAGGTAAGAGTAGTCCCAGATGTTGCATCTCATGGCCTTTGCAATAGAAAGCATTTTCTTACCTTCATTGTAGTTTGTCTTTGCAAATGAAAGAACTACTGGCATTGGATCTCCTTCAAAGAAGCCGAGGAAGTTCATATAGCTTGTGCAGAGAGGTTGTGAATCTTTGCCGGTCTTTGTGTTATCAAACAGGCAGTCCTTGCATGATGCACATGCATGCTTAACATTATCACCATCAACACCGATCTTACCATCTCTGCTCATACAGATAATACGCTGGTCAGCATCACGGTCAGGATTCCATTTTATCTTGCTGTAGAAGTGCTTAATCGGAATGAATGCTTTATCAGCAACAGACTCCTTTGTCAGTGAATTGATGATGTCACCCTCATTAGCGATACCGTCCTGACGCTCAGGGCTGAGAGCATTGATTACCTTTATACGAGGTATGACGATATCAGATGCATTAGAATCTTCAAAGCCGTAAATAGGCTCAGTAGTTGATGTAGCCGGCTGCATATTAGTCTCAGTGTTCATAATAGCTGTCTCCTGTGTTTCCTTAGTGTTCTTGGTTTCATTACTCATGGTAATATCCTCCTGTAAATTTAATTTATTTAACAGTAGACTATGCATCTACATGTTCTTTAAGTAAGTTTGCAACATAAGTTGCGATTGCATCTACTGTGCAGTTGTACACAATATACTCAGCAGCTAAGTTATCTGGAAGCGGTGGCATATCATGCTCTGCACGACAAGCATTAAATGCACTTACAGCACGTTCACGCTGTGTTGCAACATTAAGCATTGTCTCAATACTTGAGAGAAGTGTTGCACCTGTGGCATCCTGCTGCATGCAGCGTTTGATCTGCCCAGCAGGGTATCTGTAGAGATGCCCCTTTGTCCATAACATGACTATTTCAACGCCTCTATCTTCAAGCTTTTTAATAAGCTCGAGAACTTTCTTCCACAGGTCAGCATTCTTTGGTGGTTCACCAGATGCTGATATCCAGCCGGCTGCTGCCCATTTCTGAACCCATTCATACATTACAGTATCATGCAGATACTGTGAGTCAGTAAGAATGACTAATGAATCATCAGTGAGGTGCTCTGCCTCTGCACCATTCAAAGCGCTTATAAGGCCATTTATTTCGCCACGCTGACTTGTTGATGCAGTACCTTCACAGATAGCACTGAACAGCTCTGTTGAATTTGACTCAATGAAGAGTGCACAGCCAACTGAAAGGCAATTGGGGGTGCCGGGATTTTTAACGGCTCCGTCTATAGCTACTAACATACTTCTCCTCCTATCTAATAGCCACTGTTATTATAGTCAGCGTGATTGAAGCTATAAAGCTTGTGCACATAAATGCAGCCAGTACAAGTAAACGCATTGGAAATATACCACGCTCTTCATAGAGCTTGCGTTCTTCAGTAGATAACCACTTGCACTGTATGCGAAATATTGCATATGCTATGATAGTAATGACCCATGCGAGTATAGTTATTTTAAGCATACTTATTAACTCTCCTTCTTTTCTTTCTTGTAACGCGGCCTTTATTCTGCTTATTTTCGACCGCGATTCTTCTTAGCTTAGCACGCTTAGGTGTTTCAAGCTTAGTATCAATACGCCACCATAAAGTAGAACGTGGTACTTTAAAATGGTCAGCTGCTTCCTGTATGGTGCAGTGCGTCTTTATTATATATGCTGCATACTTTGCTGCAAGAAGCTGCAGTGTAAATGCCCTCTTTTCAACGCGCTTAAGCATATCTACTGACCTCCTTCGTGCTCATTTTATTTATTGCAATTGCTATATAGCGCCTGTATGTAAGCTGTCTACTGTAGGCTGCTGCACAACGAGGACAACAGAAGTGTGTTTTAATGGTAGGTTCTGTAGTGAACTGCTTTCTGCACTGTTTACATCTTAACATCTGTCTACGTCTCCTACTACTCGCTTAAAGATAGGACAGTTTAATGCTCTTGTGCCATTTTTGTTTAATGACTCACCAAAATGCTCTATCTCTATTTGTTTGCCTATGATAGTAGATGGCTCAAGCCAGTAGGTCTGACGCTCATACTGGGTGAACCCTGAACCTACACTAAAGGTATAAGTCTTATTATCTTTGCCAGTAAATTCAACAAGTAAAGCGCCGAGCTTACCCTCATTTGAGTTTGTACCTTCTATCACATCTACGACCTTAACAACAGCCTCTTCAGTAGCTTTAATCTTAAGCAGTGTTTTACGTGGATTCGGGTTTACTTCATATGCAGATAAGACATCTACAAGCATAAGACCTTCACCGTTTCTATCCCATACAGGCTGTGCTAAAGCTGATGCTTCTGACATATTATGTACAATACCGAGGATTGGTAGTCCGATGATATTGGCACATTTCTCTGATACATCATCAAAACTACTGAAGTCTTCACTGATAATCTTATGCTCTTTCAAAAGCTGTATACCTTTGGTATCTCCAAATAAGCTCGCAATATCTGCTTTTCGTTCAGCTGCTTTCTTGTTTGATATGCCACGGTCATATTCTTCCTGAGTCATCATATCAAAGACTTTAGCAATGATACCGAATCTTGTACCACGGCTATTTAAGCGTGCAGCAGTAGCCTGACGTAAAGCAACATTATCTTCATAGTTGCCACATGCAACACACTCGGTATCGAATACATAACCTACTGGTAAGTAGGTTTTAACCTGCCTTTCAAGTTCAAGCAGTCCTTTGTCACGCCTACCAGAACGCGTGTAGATTTCTACACCGGTTGCTTTATTCATTATAAGACGTCTGTTGCCATCTATCTTTTCAGTAGCTATATAGATACCTGCAAAACCAGCAGGTGCATGCATTCCACGCATGATGCCTACTATAGGTATAAAGCCTTTGCCATATGTCTGATTGAGCATCTGTGCCTTTACTCCGATCTGGAGGTTCTTTGTTATAATGCCACGCATAAGCCATGCAGCATCTGCTGATATACCCTCAGCCCAGTGCAGAAGCATTGCAGCCATTTCTAAGGCATACGCAGTGCCTGTATTATTGGTCTGTAGGTATGTAAGCAGCTCCTCAATATCATTGAAAGGTATAGTTGGTGTACCAACAATACACCAGTAGGCTGTGTCTAAAGACTTGTCCTTTATGCCAGTTGTGACATACGGGTTGTACAGATGCTTGAGAATAATCTGCAGCTTAGGTGTATCTTTAAATCTGATTAAGATACCCTGCTTTTGAAGTGTTGAACGTGTGCGTGAAACTAACGCCAGTAGAGATGCAACGTTCTGAAATGTTTTTTCCATTTTTCTTTTTTCCTTTCTACCTGTGACAGGTTTTATATTTAGACTTAAGGGACTATGCGTCCCTTAATCTCGTGGCTATGTAGGCTCTACATCCCACAAGCACCTTGCCTACTGTAGAAGTGCTTGTGTTGCAAATTGTAGCAATGGCTTTATGTTCGCAGCTAAACTGTGACGCGCGCCATACTATAAGTATATTTTTTGTTTTACCTGTTCGCGTATTTATGTAGTCATCTATGATTGCATTTATACGCCTTAGCTCATCAGCAGCCTCAATCATTTGCTGCGGAGAGCTGTATTCATCTACTGCCTCATAGTACTCTGGTACTTCGGCTTCGCGGGCATACTGTATCTTGCGCTTACGCAAGACATCATTTATTCGATTCGTAATAACTCGAACAGCGAATGATGAAAATGCTGTAGAGCTAAAAACGTCAAACTTATTTATTGCATCCCACAGCGCTTCCCATGCAGCCGACTCACAGTCTGCATCATATGCTGCATTAGCTCTGTGAAGACACCAATAAACCAGATTTTTATGTATGCTTAGCAGCTTTTCGGTATCTGTCTTACTTTTTGAAGGCTTGTATAATAACTGTTGTGCGTCCTGCATAGCATACCACATCTCCTTTTGTATATTAATATTATATCATATATCTTCACTATAAAAAACCCTAAAATTTTATTGCACTGCATGCTGTATCAGAGCATATGCATATGAATACGGGTTAAGCCTGATATAATAGGTTCAACTGAATCAGCAAGGATATATACGCCTCCGGCATTTTCTATCTTGTGCTGCTTTTCAATCTGAAGTGAGGACTGTGAACCCTCATCATCTTTCAGCTCAATACCTACGAAGACACCTTCATAGCATATTATAAAGTCAGGAATACCACTTCTATGAATTGCTTCCTGTCTTACAACATAGCACTTATCTAAGTAGGGCAGTGTGCTCGACAGTATCTGCACCAACTTCTTTTCTTCTGTTATTACACCGGTCTTTAACTGCTCATAATGAAGCAGCTTAGAATAACTCGCAAGATTCATTGTTTATCTCCTTTAGTGCTGCTAAAAAGTCAGCAGCTGAAGTCTTTTTCTGCATTACGTTCTTGTAGACACACTCATCTATGGTGCCATTAGCTGCAAGAACCCAGAAGTGACACTTATTGGGCTGTACATCAATGTGACCACAGATACGTTCGGATGACTGCTTCAGTAGCTCATAGCTATATGTGAGTGAGTAGTACACAGCATCATGTGCTTCTGTAAGATTAATACCCATACCTACTGATGCTGGATGACATATTAAGTAGTGTACCTGACCGGCCTTAAACTGCTTAATGTACTCAAACTTATCACGTGTTGGTGTACTACCATTTATTACACGACATGAGTCACCCAGTAGTTCTTTAATGTCTGCAAACTCTTGTCTGTAGCATGCCCAGATAACTACTTGCTGACCCAACTTACTAAGTAGGTCACGTAATACGTTTATACGCTGCTTATTATCCTGCAGCTGATAGATTTCCAGTCTCTGAGGTATTTCGCCGATCTTTTTTAATAATGCATTTTCATTCTTTGCATCTGTATCAATGATAAAGCCAGATGTTATCTGACACAGCTTTGCATTGATTGCTGCAATCATATCTGTAGATATTTTAGTAGCATCCTCTAACTCTATAACTGCATTTTTTCTGAATGCAGTATATATGCTTAAAAGACTGGAGTCAAGAGCATACCTAACGACATGCCATTCTTTACCAGCCGTTGGCATAACTGACTGGTCTACTGATACAGACTTTAAAGCAACTTTGCTCATAAGTGCCTGTTTCATTGTAGGCTTTATACATAGCTTTTCAAAGGCTGAGTTTCTACTAACATTATCAAAGTACATGCTTGTAAACACGCCACGTATCGGTGGAAATAGATACTCGTCTATTGAACGCATTTGAGTCCAGTATTCAGCCTCATTGTTCGGTGCTGGTGTTGCGCTCAATAGATACCAATACTCAAGCTCTTTAGAGTAATCAAGCAAAGTCGTCGATATCTTCGTTTTATAGCTTTTGAGCTTTGAGCTTTCATCAACTACACAGTAGTTAAATCCAATTTGTCGCAGTAGGTCAATGTTCTTTACTACCAGCTCTAAGCTAATAATGAAGACATGACATGGTGAAGTTAGTGCTGTTCTCTTTTGTTTGTCTGTACCGTAGTATGCTACAACCTTTAATTCAGGCTTAAAATCCTCAAAGTCTTTAAGCCATGATGGAATTATCGTTGTTGGACATACTACTAAGGCCCTACGGCACCTGCCTTCTCTTAGAGCCTCGTAGATGGCTTGTATCATCATTCGTGTCTTGCCAGTACGTGTATCAAACCAAAAGCCGAATCTTTTATTTATTCGTGCAAGGCGAACGCCCATAACCTGATGTGGCCAAAGACCAAGCTGTTCACACTCTGGATCCTCATCGTCTACACCATAACGAACAAGTTCTTCTGTTGCTACTGCTCTACTGAGTTCAGCCTGCTCTAATCTTGATAGTGCTTCCGTTCTTGCTTTAGGATACACTGCAAGCATAGCCGCCAGATTAGATAAGGGAGCGGCATATAGGGTACGCTTGTAAGGCATTTTAAAGATTAAGCCTTCAGAAAACCAAATGCTGAGTGCTTCTTCATTTAATGTGCCGGATACGTATATGCTGCTCCCTTTAGTATATATTTTTGCCATTTTTATCACCTCAATACATATGGAGGGTGTAGTAGGAATCGAACCCACGATACTACAAACAGTATCTACCGTATTACCCAGAAAGGAGGCGCAGTATGGCGGCTGCGCCTTTGTCAAAAGACTTGCACCCTTTTTCTTTAGAGGAGTAAGTGCACGAGCAAGTGAGTTAATGGCTCTGCCTCTTATAAATATTGGTGCGGACAACAGGACTTGAACCTGCACACCTTTCGGTATCAGAACCTAAATCTGACGTGTCTGCCACTTTCACCATGTCCGCATAAGCGGTGAATGTTCACCGCTTTTAATGCACTGCCGTAGGATGTAGATTATGCGTTTGCTTCGTTTGTGCCGTTTGCCTCATCGAGGAGTGCCTGAATCTTCTCAGCACTGAGCTGGCCAGACTTGATGAGCTGTGCAACGACATCTTCAGTAGGCTTTGCAGCACCTCTACCAGTAGGCTTGATACCCTTCTTTTCCATCATTGCAAGAACAGCATCAAGACGCTCCTTAGCCTTAGCAATAGCAGCTGGATCAGCATTCTGCTTATGTGATACCTTGTAGAAGCAGCTGTTAGCGTTTCTGTACTCAATCTTGAGCTGGTCATCACTCATCTCTTCGAGTGGAATACCAGCAACGACACCACGCTTACCAGCAGATACTGGGAGCTCATAATCGAACTCAATTGTCTCACCAGCCTTGATGTCTCTGTCTGCTGTGTAAGTAACCTTTACTGTCTTTGGCTTCTTCGGCTTTGGTGTCTTCTCAGTTGTGCCGCTGATCTCTGCGACTGTCTGTGCCTCTTCTTCTGCGATAGCTGCTGCTACGCTCTCTGGGTTTGTAAAATCAACTGCTGTTTTCTCATTATTCTTTGCCATTGTAGTGGCCTCCTTAAAAATTAATTATTAAGTCAGGGAGCACGCAGCATAAGAGCTTTTCAAAAAACACTTTATTTACTTTTAGGGGAAATGCTTATGTGCTCCTTAACTTTATATATATTATATCACGTATCTTTACTATAAAAAACCCTAAAATAAAAAAGGACACTTTACTGCACTACATGAATGAAAGGGCAAAAAGACAAAAGAGGCATAAAAACATAAAAGCGTGCCTTTTTACCTTTATCATATAAAAAAAAATAAAAATAAAATCAGCACCTTAGCCGGAAATAAATTCTACAACTAAGATGCTGTTAAATTATAAGGAGTGCTACTACTCTTATTCAGATTGCTATTTATTATTATATATTATACCTCCCCACTATACTTATTTATTATATTATACTATTAATTATATTCTATAAATCTAGTATATATATTCTATTATTAAATTATATTTATTTTTATTCTATTATTAAATTACTTTATTTCTACTTATAAAGATAAAGATAATTCAAAACAGAAGGAATAGTAGTAAGAAGTAAAATTTTATTTTTACATAAGAGATATATGTAAAGGGACACGCTTTTATGTTTTTGTGTCCCTTTTGCCTTTATGCCTTTTTACTGCTCAGTGAGAGTGCCGGAGTAGGTATGCCCGTCCTGCTCAATTGTAACCTTTATTGTCTTCTTAGTAGCTACTGTCTTAGGAAAACCGTTTTTACCGGCTGCTTTAATACTGATCGGATAGTCAACGTAGCATTCATCAACATCTACTGTATTAGCAGTGATGCCTGGAATATGGCCAGTAGATGACTTCTGCCACATTCCATACGTATCAGAATACTTGCAAGGACCATCATATTCTGCTACCCAGAGCACATAGCGATAACGTACAGCAGCAGAAATGCAATTTACTAAGTAGCTACGTGACATGTAGAGACCTACAAAGTAGCCGAGCTTTTCAAGCTCATCACAGAAACCCTGTACAAGGCTGGTACAATGTGCCATACCTTTATTGAGTGGATAATAATTGCTGCTTGGATCATTCTCGAGGTCATAGTAGATCGGGTACTCAAACTGCTTACCAGCAAGCACCTCGGCACAGGCCCTGGCCTCCTGCTTTGCGTCGTTTGCATCAGTAGCATAGCTGAACCAGTAGGCACCTACCGGGATGCCAAGTCGCTTGCATTCAGCATAGTTTCGTTCAAAAGTCTCATCTTTCTGTGAAGCGGATCTACCAAAGCCGGCACGTAGAATAACATAATCGACCATGCCACTCTCTTTGACTTTTTCCCAGTCTATTGTACCCTGTGAATATGATACATCAATTCCGTTTTTAACTATCTTTACATTCATCATTTTAAACGTCCTCCTCTTCTTTATTTTCAGTGTCAGTAGATTTTTCGAGCTTTTTATGCTGTGTTCCGAAATAGAAGCTTATTACGAGTAAAAATATTTTGACTAGTTCATCTGTAGGTATTTCGCCTTTTATAGCACAAAATACAAATACAGCTGTAATAGCAAAAGTAATGATTGATTTGACATCGATCAGATTTACAAGCTTTTCATACAGTCTGCTTTTCGTTCTACTCCCTTTCACTATTATCCCTTCTTTTCAATGACCGTTACACGCCGTGTAAGGTCTTCAACTTTTTGTTCTACAACTGGCATTCTGCGAGCATAGTTGTTATGCTCGCGTACTTCTTCTGCCAGTGTATCAACTTTTTGCATCATCAACTGATTTGATGACGTGAGCTGATTCTCAAGTTTTACATTAAATATCTGCTGCTTAGCATCTACCTCAATGCGCGCCTTTTTAGCACCATAGAGGACTGTAATTATGACACCCGCAAGTGTCAATAAAGCACTGACTATGCTAACGATATTATCCTGCGACATCTGCTGCACCTCCAGTACTTAATCAGTCACATATGGTGGTACATACTGATTAGAAAAACCATATTCGTCAGACTTACATACCATTGGGTAAACCGTAACCGGTTCACTTAAATCGAGCCCTGCCGATATATTAATAGATAATGCTACACTATCCGATGGTGAAATGGACGGTATGTATGCACCGGGTCCAACAGACTGTGCTAAGTTAGTCCATGGACTTGTCTGAAGCTGTATTAGCGTACTAATTAAATCTGTCCCTATTGGCTCTCCGTCTACTGATGCACTTAGCATACAATCAGAAAATGTGCTAATGCCTGTATTCTGTAGTATAAAGGTAATGCGTTTAGTAGTAGAACCAGATATTGTAAATGACATATCTGCATTCATTGTAATAGTAATATTATTGCCGTCATCAGTGCGTGTATAAGTATTATCAGTCCACGTACCTACTTTGTTTGCTGCTTTTATGCCTGCTTTAGAAATATTTAAAAGATTCTTTCCGATACGGTTTACAAAAGCTTCTACAAGGTCATATGTTATACCACTGGATAGGACCTTAATCTGACCTATTGTAAAATCAATAAATGATGAATCAAGCTTATTACTTGCAGATAGTCTACTTTGTTTATTGTTCCATGTAGACTTTTCTGTATCACTTACAGATCTGTGACTACTGTCATAATCAAGCAAGGCTGGGTTAAGCTTATTGGATGAGTTAATAAGTGGCTGGTAGCTGCTTAAAGCTGCTGGCTGTACAGCTGTTGCACCGGCTGCTGCACCTGAACGGATAGTGCTTAAGTCGCTTATTGCATTCTGCTTACCACTCCATGTAGACTTTTCTGCATCTGTAACGGCACGATGTGTACTGTTATAGTCTATTAATTCAGGTGCAAGCTTATTTGTATCTGTTATCTGTGACTGCAGACCAGCTACTAAAGAGGCAACACTGAATTCAATAGTATTACCATTCTGTAGTGTAAGTACTACTTTCTCAGTTTCGGCATTGTAAGTGCCATCGACTACTACTGTCTCGAGAGGTAAGTCAATAGTCTGTGTACTGCCTAAGTTTTCGCCGTCTTGATCTTTTAAGATAGCTGTAACAACAAAGGTTAGTGGGTCTATTGACATACTTAGTGCACTACCTATCTTAGTGTCTGCTGGGAGCCCGCCACCACCTGTATCAATAGCACTTTTAAGTGTCGTTACCATCTGTCTAATAGTACGATCATTGCAACGCTCATATATCTGAGTAAGTGCCTCATCTACAGAGACATTATCATATGGGTTAGGATCAAATTCATTGCTCATGTTCATTCCTCCTTAATTACCTACAAAGACTGAGATGCCTGGGCAGTATAGCACCAAGTCACCTGTATTGTAGATATGTATTTTTATCCACTGTATTTCATGCTCATAAGATGGCGGTTCTAATGGACAAAGTATACCCAGTAGCTGTCCATAGCTAAGCAAAGCATACTTATCACGTACATCAGAATACTCCGGAAGCATTACATCTTTAGGTGGATTTAGTAAGTGTAGTTGCTGATATTTCCAGTCAATTAAATCGGTAGGTACACCTTCTGCATCTTTACTGTAATGTGCCCATGCAATATCAAGCATAATGACTGCACTATTAGCAGGATAACGTTTCCAAGTACCTGCTGTCTTAGATAACTGATATGTCTCTGCAAACATAGGCATATCTACTCGTAGTACAGATGCACTTTTATATAACTCACTGAATGCAGGATTTGATTGTACAGTCGTGTATGCATGACAACCTCTACTGATTTTATAAAATGGCCACGTAGCAGGTAAGTCACTTAACTGTATACCCCAGGTGCTATATGGCGAATTGCGCCTTGCACCAACCCATTCTACCTTATTACTCGGAAAGGTTTCACGGGCTAAGCGCACAATACGTGACTCATCTACTATACCTGGCGTATCACTGGCGCCGGGCACATTTATCCAGCGCTCAAGGTATGCACCAGGTGTATCATCATGCAATGCCTCAACAAGGTCATAGCCGCCGCCTGCCTTAGGAACTTCGATATCACCAAAGTCTGACCATAGTGCTTGCATATCTTACTCCCCCTGTGGCTGCATATTATTGAGTATTGCATTTACATCTGTTGCAATATTATTCAGTACTCCAATAAGTGTTACCAGAGCACTGTTTATAGTAGCTACATCTGCATGTAATGTATTTACATCAGACTTAACTGCTGTTAGGTCAGTGTTCATAGTAGCTAATGTAGCTTTAATGTTTGCTACATCTGCCTTAATGACAGATGTATCTGCAAGCATAGAGACTAGCTCAGTGCCAGTAACATACATCTTGCCATCAGCACCCATGAGCCCATGGAAGTTGCCATCTTCATCAGCATACTGTGGAATTGGAATTCCACGGTCATCAGTAAGTAATGTTGCCATATCTATCACTCCTTTATTAATAATACGAAATTGTACAGTCAGCCGGTACTGCATTTACACCAAATGTACATGTTGCAGGAACTACTATACGCTTTAAGCCTGTTCGGTTAAATGCACCTCTGCCTATGTATTTTGTATTACGAGGCACGTATACTTCACTCAGCAATGGGCAGTCAATAAATGCATCATCATTTATTCTAAAGTTTGTTGAATTTATTAGATTCATATCTACCCAATATAGCTGAGGGCAGTTTTTAACTGCATTGTTTGCAATCATGTTAGTATAAGCACCAACACTAAGCATAATCATTTCTACTGTGCTGTCTAATATACATTTAGCACCTAATGCATAGCGACTCTTTCGACTACGAGAAAAGTCTAAGATGCCTACACACACACCATTATATACTGTATAACTTGTATAGGCATAAAATTCAGCCGCATCATCACGAATATAGGTATATGGAGATGCTGCATTGAGGCCCCAGTCACCACCAAAGGTATTTACACTTGCTATATTATTGGTTGCAATGAGTGTTTTTGCAAATAGACTATTACAGCCGCACCATCTATTATAGCTACCAGCAAATAAAAGCGTATCTATAGGCTCCATATGCTCTATACTACGAATTTCATTTTTATAGCTGCTGAGGCCAGCATTTGAACCATTTATACATGCACAATACTTATCAGCCTTTGTTACAACAAACTGCTGTCCAGAGACTGCTACTGATGGATAATAATTTGCAGCTGTGATTCTAGGTGCTGCACTATTATATGCCGTGACTCTTGCATATGGTGCTATTATTCTCTTTTGTATACCATTGGCTAGTAGTATGTGATATGTGTTTGTTAACTGCACGCCGGGTGGGGTCATGGCCGTATTAGGTATTAAGCAAAAGTCATTTGTTGGTTCTTCAGTACCATCATTAAAGACTATATTTACATTTATGTATTCATATAGATTGCAGAAGCCATCAGGTAAAATACGGGTAGTGCTATTATCTTTATATGTAACATTTGCATCTACTGGATATCTGTTACCTCCGCCATCTTTAACGATTGAGATATTAGCTGCAGATGCACCACGTATAGATACACTGCAATTAGGATGAACATGTATAGTAGCATTGCATGGATAATTAGTGAAGTCACCTATTAATGCTAAACAGTTTTCTGTACCCGTTATATTTAAGTCACGTGCAGCTGGTACTTCTGCCTCTGGCCAGTCAAGATTGCAGTTTATATATAGTTTGCGACAGCGCGGGAAACTATAATTTACTGGCATATAGCGACTACCTACCTGCTCTGTATAGACACTTTGTTCTGCTGACGAAAGTCCAGAGAACATATAACCTGCATAACAGTATAGTGCATCAGAGGTCATATGAATAGTCTTATACTCTGGACTAAACCACTTAAAAGAAGGCTCATATGGATAACGTCCATAATTAAGCACTAAGTTAGTAGTGCTAATATTCTCAAGTATAGGATGGCCTATACGGTCAATATAGTGACGTGTAGGAACATTAATATGTAGCTCAGTATCTGCCAACGCATTGACCTTATTCATATGCACACAATTTGCTATGTTTGCTATTACATGATTTATTGGAGTATTAAAAGTACAGTTGATTAAGAGCAGGCCAGAAACTACACCACTAGGATTTTCAATATGCTCTACTGTACAGTTGTTTAAAAATAGCATAGTAATATTGTCATTAATACAAATATTTTGCATAGTGCATGCAGTAGCTGCAAGCCACATGCCTGATACATTAGTATAAGCTCGCCAGTAATTAGCCACTACATTTCTTGGGCTTATATGTGTAGGCATAAACATATTCGTACATAGCTGATTTATGTGACAATTATTGAATATATCACTGGTACTATGACTTGCCAATAATGTACTATTTATAAAGCAGTTTATCTCACCATCATGATTCTTTACGTTGCATCTACCTAGCATATAACCTTCATAGTGAATATTTATGTCTCCGTGGCATGTATTTAATTCAAGAGGCATATAGTTATAGCTACCATATTTACCATCAACATCATGCATAAAGATATCAGCTGGCAAAGTACAATTATAAAGTATACAACCACTTGTCTTTACACCATAAGATGAGTCATAGTTTGGAGTAGGAACACCGACCATAGTGGAGTATCCGCAATAATTGGCTAGATTGCGTAGTGCAGCTTTTTCAGCTATATTATGGTATGGATATGCAATAGCATTACTCCATCCATGCACAACGTCTGCTTCTTCATTATCTTCTAATAAAAGAGCCGTCTGAATATTTTTGCCAAACATTGGACTTAGTAAATTGCCTGTAACACAATGACGCGTATGGTTAAAGCGTAGCTCTGTTAAAGTAGAAAAGTCTACACTTTCATAGTTGCCTCCTAAAACTATATAGTTATTGCATAGCATATTGATATCAACTGGAACCTGCTTAATGCCACTTAGACCCATATACGGATAACCAACAACGTTGTAGCAATTTTCGAAGGCAACATTATAAACTGATAGGCCACCTGCAGCCACTCTGTTTACATTTGATACTACTATTCGTCTATTTGGTACCTGAGATGTATACGCACCATTAGCTGTTAAGCGAACTGCATGTCCATCATGTATATGAATATTACAGAAAGGTGCAAAGTCATAAGCACCAGGCGTAGTATGTATCTGCACCTGACCTGCAAGATACTCATTATTGTTTTGTAGTAGATAAGGTACTTTTATATTAATATTAGGTACGATAGGGGCTCCTAAAGCATACTGTGCATCTGCCTCTCCAGATGGAAACGGCTGATTGAGGCATATATTTTCTACTATGTATGCATTATCTATGATATCAGGTATTTCAACTGTATCAACATTATTAAGCAAGCAACCAACAATTGAGCAACGTAAATTATCATTTATGTTTGTAACAATAAAAGGCGTATTTAAAAATGTACAATGTGTTTCTATGCATAAGTCTGTAAACTCAAGACTACGCACTTTAACATCAAAGCCATCATTAGTCATATTAAATGGTGTAGCAATAACAGTGTTAGTATGCGAACCTTTATAAACGTTTGGATCATCAAAGATTATTGAGGTATTTATATTGTTCCATGTAAGTGCATAAGTATCACCGGCTTGTGTAATATTAGCCTGATTATATTGCATTGATATTCCACTCGGTGAACTGTATAAATCATTTACTTCTGAGTATAGTATAGATGGATATATGTCAACATTATCTTTGTATGCATAGTGCATAGGGCGTAGTTGCTTTGTAGGCATGTTTTCTACTACTAGGCGCTCTGGCTGCTCATAAAAAGAGTATGCATTAATACCATTGAACATATTATTATGTAGTGGCATATTATGTGTCACTGGTGATAGATTAATATTTGGACTATTAACAGCATCAGTGCTTACAAAGTGTACAGAACGTGGTATAGTAACAGCTAAGTCGCTCGCACTTCTTATTGCTAAAGCACCTATATTATTTACACCATTTTGAAATGTAATAGAAGTTAGATTACTACTGTTTATAAAGTACGGAGGGATATCCTTAAGTGCACCTGGTACTATAACCTGGCGTAGATTATGACATAAATCAAAGGTACCAAGGCTACTGTTAGATATCACAGGCCTAGCTTGGGACCAGTTAAAAGTAAGCAAATCATTGAGTACTGTGCTATTATATGATTCTACCCAGCCATACCAATCAGACATGTATACATTTCCTTGACTGCTAGGATTTGGGGTACCTGACCAGTTAGAGAAATAAGCTCCAACACCAGTACAGTAGTATCCATTATATACTGCATTTTCTAAATGCTGCAGACTTTCATTGTATATTGACATATTCATTATTTCTAGGCCACAGCCTATCATTAAAGCCTTATTGATGTTTGCAATGGCATTAGCAGTGTTGTCTACAAATAACTCATATTCATTGCTGGCTGTATTATACATAAATGCATACATATGACCACAGTATGCATCAGTTGGTTGTACTGTGTTAGGATACATATATGCTGACATATCTATACCAAAATTATGAACCATCTGTGGTGGAACCCCAGTGCCGCGATATGTATGCCCATACTTAAGTATATGATCAGTATCAATGTACAAGCATGAATTGAGCATAAATGATGGTCCTGGGTTAACAAAATCAGGTGGGCTCGGGACAACTATAGAAATACCAAGTGTTAAAAGACCTACTGGCCATGCCATCGAATCCGGAATTGCCATTGCCCATACTTGTGTAAGCTCTTTGTATGTATTTGAAGCGGCTGGATAGCCATAAAACATAATACCATTTCCGCAGCAGCCCATCTTTGCATTTCGTACAAAAGCCGGCATCTGCTGTTTATTTATAGCACTATTAAGTGACATATATGCAGTATATGGACTATATACACTACAATTTCCTACATCTGAGTAAGTTGCAGAATATGTAGAATTGTAGTTAAAAGCCCATGCAGGCATTTTCATTTTCGTCATTATGCATCCTCCTCATCTACTATAATGTTTACATCTGCCTTGTTGTTGATAATCTGAATATCAGAGAGTGAATTAGGAACATGTAAATTAATGCTACCTGGTTCTGCTATCTCAATATTTAGATTTTCAACGCGTAAATGCTGTGTTGTATCACCAATATAAATATCTGTCAATGATGGATAGTTCACTAAGGTATTGAGTGTTACTACATCTGCATCTAAATGCAACTCACTAGCATTTGATTTTGGCTGTATTATCTGTCGTACGTTACTTAAATTAAGTGCATGTGCTGGTGCCTGTAACCATGAAGTATCATTATACTGATGATTAAGTGTATTCACAAATCCATTTATTGCAAAGTGAGATATAAGGCCAGCATTAAGTATATCTACTCTATCCAGATTACCGTCTGCACTATATGTGCATGTATTAGGCTGTCCAGATACTGCTGGCTCTATTATTTCGGCATCCTTGACCTTTCTACCAGCATAGTAAGTAGGGACATGTATTGTAGCATCGTTTGTTGTAAAATAATTATTGACTGCTTTTATCTGAATTGCATTATAGTATATGTTATTATTAAAGCTTGGTAAAATATCCAAAGGTGCATTATTTGGTGTACCAGCCCAGCCAAGGTCTCCAGACCTATGGAAAGCCTGTGCAGGAACTGCATAATTTGCAGACTGTATATAGTTTGAAGAAACTATCAACTCATTTGGTGCAAGCATGTTTATGCTCTTTAGTGAAGAATTATAGAACATACCCAGTGGTATATACTTTATATCACTACCAAACGTAAAGTGATTTATTTGTGTATTGTTTCTGAATATTTCAAATGGCATATTCTCTATAGGTGCTTGTAGAGTAATTTCAGCTGTTCCAGGAATTGGATATATATGGTCATATTCAACCTGTGGATCATAGGTCTCTACTGTTCCATCACCCCAGTCAATTGTTCCTATATTAACAGGTGTTAAGCTCATAACTGGCACAGTGACTGCTAAATTATCTACTGGTACATCTACTGTAAATCTGCAGAATGTATTAGTTGCCTTCATTACAGCAATATATGTTTTTGGCCCTTCAACAGGCTCTACCAATGTTCCACCACTTGAGTATTGAACACCATCTGTATCTTCCCAGTGATCTATCTCCCAGCCCGTTGCCGCAGCGACTGATATACGCGTTACATCGCCATATGCATAAGCACCAGCACCATCAACAAGGCCAGCATCTACTGGATCACAATATGCTGTTATGTATATAGCACCTGGGTCATACGGTATATAAAAGCCTGGACCAAGAAATGCATACGTTAGCAATAGTACACTTGAGTAGCTTATTGCTTCTATATCACATTTAAGAGATCCATCATATGTATAGTGAAAGCGCGTAACAAGCACCTGTTCACTATCATGAGCAGCACGGGGATTTAAGATAGCTACAAGGTCCAATAGCTCCAAAGCCGGTTCACCACGTACACTTGAATCTATTTTATTCGCACCCTGTTCTATTAGCTTGGCGTAAGTATTAGCGCATTGTTGTGCGTAAGCTTTATCAGATATTAATGGACAGTCTACTTCAAGTATCTTTTTCATTAAGAAAAATGATGGGCTGTACTCACTATCTACTGACTCAGCTACTGTACCTACTGTGCGGCCTTCATTATAGGCATATACTGAAAAATCAACTATCATGCCTTTAGCAGCCCATAGCTTAATGTCTATTTTATCCATTGAGTAGTCATAGCCAGATACATAAATATAAGCACCAAGCATTGGCATTTCATTAGCCCCTACTTTTGGTCCTTTACCATTTACAGCTAATTCTGCTGCTGTATTGTTTGGCATAGCCATATATTCATCAGACATAATGCATATAACAGTTGGAAATACGCTATCATCCATAGATAGATTATTATACTCATTACTACCTGCAATGCAGAACATTTCAGATTCATAGTATACCTGCTCAGTTCTTTTAAGTGTATAATCTTCATTAGTGCACGTATCATATGCATTAACATTAACGTGCGTATAATCTTCATAGCCTAGCGTAGATGAGGCACTACTGAATACCTGAGTTAAGTCATCAAAGGTATATACAAGATGTCGTGTTCTAGGAACTAGCTGCACCTGCAATACATCAAAAGCGTCACAGTAGATAGCGCATATTCCAGCCTGAGCAATGTTCGTTAGTACATCACCAATTGTTCCTGATGCTTTAAGTAACGGACGAGTAGAAGCAGTTATATTGCTATCTACCTGATAGCCCATGTGCCAAATCGTCTCAGCACCCTCTACTGTACTAACCTCTTCAAGACCACATAATTCAAGGTAGTATGTTATCAGGTCACATAACGGTAGTGCCTTATCTGCCGACGCTCTAAACTTTGGTGATGGCTGATTGCGTAAATAATGCAGTGAGTCATATGCATTAATTGTGACAAACTCGCCATACTCATCAAAGTCAAAGCTATCTATCCAGCCTGTGAACATTCTTGTTTGAAATAAGATTCGTGTAGCTACATCATTACTACTGTAGTAGCCAGTTTCTATTTCAACTTTAACGCCACGTGCAATATAGCGTTTAAACTCTTCTGTATAGAAGCGCTTATTTTCATTATATATTTTAATTGTTGCCGACGACTGCCCAATATATGAGCAAGGAACTCCAGTATCCTGAAGCTCCTTAACTACATCATAGTCAGCTATATCATTACTATGCAGTAGCAGAAATGTACTTGTATTATTCTCTGGGTATAAATATATATGCAGAATTATTTGTCTGCTATCTGCCTTACCCTTAGCAAGATACCAATCTGGTACTCTATGCATACTGACCTCCTTATTCACAGTTAAACTGTGAAATTAAATTAAAGTTTACATTTTTCCAGACCCACTGACTATCTACTGCCTGATTGTCTCTAACTAGGTCCTGTGAAATTTCACCAACGTAGCAGGTCATGGTCCTAACAATTGGAGCTGCACCACCTATACTCTCTATATACTCTACGGGGAAAAACATACCTTCATTCCAGAAGATTGCATCAAGAATAACCTGAAGGTCCTTTGCAGTAATGGCGTCATATGTAAAATATAACTTACGTTCACGACCAAGCTGGTCACCTACCATCCTACCACTGGCTAATCTAGCCAGTGAGGATGTTTTGTAGTTTGAGATTTTAAACTGCTTAGGGTCCTTAATATATACACCATTAATTTTAAACTTATTATAAGCCATATTAAATACCTCCGTTTTGTCTTTCAACTCGTTTTAGCTGTCTATTCAGCTCACGTAAGCCAGCCTTATCAGCAATTAGCGTACCTACATATAATGGACGCTTATCGTCAGAGTTAGACATGTAGCTAGGCTGTGGTGCATTATGTGCTTGTGCTGCAAGTATCTTTTCTACTATTCCGTCAATTGATGCTTCAGGCTCTTCACGTCTAAAGCTACTGAATTGTGCAACACCACCATCACGTGTTCCAAGCATAGTAGCTAATGGTGCAACAAGCTCATATGCTGGTATTGCGGCAGCGAGTGCACTACCAATCTTATGCATTGCCTGCGGCTGCTCAAGAGGAACAATTGCTTCATTGAGACCAAACTCACCAGCTCTAAATAAGCCATCACCAGTAACCATACCACCTAGCTTAAACGCTGGTACATTGTCTGCATTATAATCAAGCGTGCCTAAGTACTTACGCCATACACCATTTGAGTTTTTGATTATCTGTCCAGGCTGACCATTTACATCTAAATTATAGATGTAGTAAACCATTGGATTTCCTGCTGCATCAAGCTTATCCTCATTTATAGCAACTAACTGACTAGTGATGCTTGTATTGTTACTCCAGTTAGCCCATTCATCACTATCGCTTCTACCATATGAGTATGATCTACCATATGTGCCAACGCCTTTTTCAGCCCACTTATTACTGCTGCTCTTTGCAGCTTCTAGTGCCGTTGCAGCAGTCGCAGCAAGGTTTGCATTAAGTGTTTCTGCTTGTAAACCAGGATCAGCAAGAGCCTGCTTAAGCTTTGTTGCTAAGTCTCTCACACGGTCAAGATCAGCTGCCATACCATCTACTGTATCACTAAACTGTCCTAGAGCTGAATCTGCATCCTGGTTCATATAGAACCAAGCATCCTTTAAGTCACCTCTAACGCCTTGCTCACCAAGTGCCTGCTGTACAGCTTCCGGTAAATCTTCAAACTTCATGTGACCTAATGCAAGGTGCTCTGTCTCTGATAGTGTAGTATCTGTTACTTGCTTAATTGAGCCCCAACCACTGCTAGTGGTTACTCCAAGGTCAGCTAACTTTTTCTCTGTTGTATCATCAATAGTACTAAAGCCTTCACCAGTCTTTACATCCATTGTTGCTAAGTATGCCTTGTAGTCATCTTCTGTCTTTATGCCCATTTTATTGAGCTTTTCAATAGTAGTTGCAGATAACTGGTCCCATGAAAGAACCGTATCTTCATACAAAATATCCATGCCGTTTTCAGAGGCCATTTTTAGCATGTCCATATTTGCATTATACTGCTCTTCAGAAGTGATGCCAAGCTCAAATAACTGTACAAGCTGTGAAGCAGATAGCTCACTCCATTTAAGCATCACGCCATCATTCAGTAAGCCCATTTTGTTTGTGGCAAGCTGTACTAATGAATCTGCATTCTTATTGTACTCTTCTTCAGATGTAATGCCAAGCTGACTAAGCCAATACTTATTTTCATTTGTTAAAGCATCATAGCTTTTAATTGTTGTGCCCTGTAGATTTGCAAACGCTGCATAGGTATCAGCATTCATTGCACTGAATGCCATAGCCAGTGCTGTTTGACCGTCAACCTGATATCTGTGCCAGCCATCAAGTACTTCACCTGTTAGTGTTATAAAGCCATCTTCAGTTGCAAGACCAGCATCAATAAATGCCTGCTTTGTTTCATCAGGGAACTGTGACCAGAGTTCAGAGTTATCAAAGAGTATTTCAGTAAGTCTAGACGTACTTGTATTTGCAAGCTTATCTAGGATGCCTTCAGTTGAAACCATAGTGTAGTCTCCAGACTTATATACCTCAGCTCCAAGTGCATCAAGGAAAGCCATCATTTCAGGTTTTACATCTGATGTCTTCCACTGTGTAATAGCCTTATGCCACTGCTCACCAACATTGTTTATTGCAGCATATACAGTTTCTTTACCCTCAGCATCAGTTGCAGCCTGCAATGTAATACCTGCATTAGCAAAAGCCTGTTCTAATGCTGTTGAATAATCTTTAGATGTGAAGCCTGTATCTACTACGGCACCTGCTGCAGAACCGATTCTACTCTCTCCATGTGCTGCACCAAATGCATTTATTGCATCTAAGCCTGCTAATGCATCCTTTAAAGCTGGTGCTAATCTCTCTGTTACGCTTGGGTCTAAGCTTGCAAGTAAGTCAGACAGCGTTCTACTACCAGTAATAAAGCCTTCATCAGTAACAGTTGCAACTGACTTACCTGTTTCTGAGTCCTGTGATAACAGAATACCTGCAGCCTTCAGTAGCTCAGCAGTAGCTTCTGATACATCTGTAATGTTTACACCTGATAGATTATATGTAAGTCCCTTAACTGCAGAAAGCATTGCATCTTCTGTAAGAGTAACGTTAATTTTATCTTCAGTAAGTTCTGAAAGATTAATACCACGCTTAGCAAGCTCTGCAAGCTCATAAGCCGATACATCAGATAGACTGTATGCAATACTACGCTCATGTCCACTTTCGTTTGAGTTAACTGCTTCAGTAGAAATAGTGACTGTACCATCAGCATTTATGTTAATGCCCATACCATTTAATATCTCTACTGCATCAGTATCAGATAGAATGCTCTTAACCTCGATTGTATCAGAACCTACTTTTATTGTGTCAGGGAATGTGACTGTAAAGCCAGTCATCTTGTCACGTACATCAGCTATGTCAGCAGTTAATGAGTAGAGAGTATCAGACATAGCATTGATGTAAATGCCTGTTGCATCTGCCAGTGCATCAAGATACTGAGTATCGACGCCCGATAAATCACCCTGCAGCAGTCTACTAACTGTGCCTGTTCCTGCACTTATAGCATCAAGGTCTACTGTTCCTACTGTTCCAGCATTTATATATGCAGCTTTAGCCTCTATTGTTTGATTGAACATTTCAACAGATCTATTGTAAAGATTTATTATACCCTCAATCATCTGCTGCATATTATTAGCTGAGATGTCATATGCTGCAAGTAAGCTCTTTACCTGCTCTTCACCGTGTGTCTTTATATACTCGGCTGCATCTATCTCAAGCTTGAATAGATCATCCATTCTGGCTTTTGTAAGCTTATCTACATCTTTAAGATTCCACATCCAGTCAGACTCAAGTGTAGTAAGTCCAGTACCATCAAAGCCTGATTTTAATTTGCCGAACCAGCTCTTATTGTTATAGTCCTCAATATTCTGCATACCGCCTGTAGTATACAGCGTATATAGCTGCTGATATACTTTTTCTATATCATATGCTACTGCTTGTATATTACCAGCTTCATCAGCTAAATATTGAATATTGCTATCTTCGTTAGGCGTATATCTATGCAGATTTGTTTTATTACCTGTTAGCTCTGCTATTGCTTCACGAAATGCCACTACTGATGCACCTGTGCCATATTCGTTAGTTGCATGTCTACTTCCCGATAGTGCCTTGATATCGGCCTTATCATACATTGACCAGAAGCTAGACATGTCATTATAGTACTGTAAGTAAAGATCACGTGCAATTTTATTCTGCATTTCACGTGCTTCTTTATCAGATGCTCCTTGCTGCTTTGCCTGTGAATATGCAAAGTCAGTGTTATTCAGCATTTCTTTGATTTCTTCACTTGCAATATTCGAGTAGTCAAAAGAGCCTGTGAGTGCCATACCTACGCTTGCTGCAGTTGCTGCAACAAGGCCTGCTATCGTGCCTGCAACGGTACCTACACCAGGTGCTGTGGTAGAACCAGCTACTGCACCAGTAATAGCTGAAGATAGTATAGAAGTTAATGCACCTTCAATGAGTAAGCTCCAGCCACCAACTTCTGCTGCATCAAGAAGGTCTACTGCATTACCATTAGTATCTACCTCACCTTTTCTGTCTAGTCCTTGAATAGCATACTTACTGTTAATATCCTGCCAGCGCTGCTGTGCTGCCATTGTTTCTTCTGCACCAGTACTCAAAGCTTCTACTGAACGCTGTAGTGCAGCAGCATAGTCAATACCTGTTAAACCAAGGTCATTTGGCATTAGCATTTTATTGACAAAGCTATTGTTCTGAAGAGCATTAGCAAAGTCAGCATAAGCACGGGCAGCTAGTGGACCTTTAGTCAGTGTTTCATTATTTGCTGCAAATACTTTTTCTTCAAAGTCATCAAATGAATCACCAAATGCCTCTTTCAGGTGCTCTTCAAATGCTTTACCAAATTCGTCTGCTGTTGCAAACTCACCAAATGAATCACCACGTAGAGCAGCATTAAGAGCATTATCATCCCAGTCTTTATAGAAGTCTTTAAAGGCATCAGTAAACTTCATAGCCTCTTCTGTTGACATTGTAGGACGTAATGCGTCTAGTGCATCAGTGTCTCCTGCTAGCGCCAGATTAGCCCACTTGTTATTTGTTAAGCCACTTGACTTTGTTATACTGTCCATATACTGTCTTGCCTTAATGGTTGGATCTATATATGTATCATCAAGATTTTTTCCAAAGTCTTTGAAGAATTCAGAGAACTCATCAGAATTTTTAAAGGATTCAAAAGAATCAGTTGCTACTTTATCATAATTAACATGACTTGCGTATGCCTCTTTAACTTCCTTAATAAGCTCATCTATATCCTGAGTAAAGGCATCAGGCTTACCAGTACGTGCACTATAGGCCTCTTTAACTTCCTTAATAAGCTCATCTATGTCCTGTGTAAATGCCTCAGGCTCTGCTGCTTTACGTGCAGCTTCCCAAGCCTCTGCAGCTGCATTCTGTCTAGCTAAGTATCTTAAACTTGTGGCCTCTACTTCATTTTTCCATTCATTAAGTGTCCAGTCATTAAAAGTCCAGTCATCAAAAACGTCATCTATTGCATCCTTAATTTTAACAATGAATACTGTTTGCTTGTTATCTGGCAGTGCAGGACCAGCACTTGCAGTACCCTTAGAAGCTGCATCAATAGCCTCTTTTGCACTGCTCTGTCCACTTTTGTCTGCAGCCTGTGACATGAGTATTTTAAGTGCTGCATTAACTGCTTCAGAATCAAGTGTTGAATTAAGTGCTGCTTGCTCGGACAAGCCTATTACTGGTACTTTAACACCAGAACCAACTACTGGCTGTGATGTCTTAGCTGCATCCTTGATGGTATCACGATAGTTCTTTTTTAGCTCTTTTAGTCTCTTTATATCAAGATCAGAGAGCTCCTCAGTTAAGTTAAGTGGGTTAGTATCTTGCTGTGTGAGCTCTGTAAGTAAACCTTTATTTGTGATTGTAGTTAATTTAGGAAGTGAATTAGTTTTTGCCGTTAAGTCGGCTACCATCTTACCTACTGTCTCTTCAAGATTAAGATATCTAAATGGGTCCGCAACTTTAAGCATGTCAAAGTTCCAGTTCGTTCTTAGGCCTTGCCACATTTTAGAAATTGTGTTATCTAAGCCATATGCATGTTCAAGCTTTTCTGCTGCCTTAATCAATATTTGAAAGTCGGTATCGAGCATATTTAGTTGTACTTGGATATCTTTACCTGAATCTATGGCTGCATTGATTGTGCGTATAATTCTACTACTTACATCATTATATGTAACAAGTGTAGCAGGTACTACCTTGTCAATAAGCTTTTCAGCATCATCAAGTGTAGTACTTAAAGCCTTCTTCATGTCATCACTTAAAGTACTAAGTGCAAAATTATATATAGTGCCTTCTGTATCACCCGGTATACCCGTAGTACGTGTTGGCATTAGTTGACCTAGCTGTAGCTGTTCTTTAAATCCAGCAAGCTCGTTACGTAGGCTTATAAGTTCACCCTTTTTAATGCTATAGTCAGTGATGTTACGTACATATCTTGAGAAAGTGCTTAAGCGCTTCTGTAGTGTTTCAATAGCCTCTACCATTTCTGGCGTTTTTTCGGCATTTGAATCTAAAGCTTCTTTAAATAGCTCACCTGCATCACTGATATCACGAACATCGATAGTAGAATAACGTGTTGCTGTTGTTGCAGTAGTACCAAGAAGCGTTGTTGTATCAAGAGGTATATCTATTTTATTTAGTCTAGCGATGGTAAGTACATTTACAGCATCCTTTATTAGCTGTGCCTGTTCTTTATACATAGCAGTATATGCTTCACGCTGCTCTTTCGAGTATGTAATGAGCAAATTGTACATGTTTTTGCTATATGCATCATTAGTAGGACCCGTGAGCATTTTATCAGCAACAACATTTTTTATTCTCTCTATTTGCTCCTCAGGAGTACCAACAAGGGATTGCTTTGCAACGTTTACAGCGTCACGTATAGGATCAAAGGCTGAGACACTGGCGTCAAAGAATGACAGCACCATTCCTTTAAGCTTAGGAGCACCGACTATATCGCTTACTACCTTACTAACTACATCTGGTGCTATTGCTTTATACTCCTTAACGAACGCGTCTAAATCAAGCTTGATAAACTCAATACCTTGTGTAGTACGCTTTTGTGATGTAGTTATCTTATTAAGAATTGCCTTATTTGCTTTGTCAGATATTAGTATACGTTGTACAAGACCATAAGTCTTCTTACCTACTTGTACAATGTCTGATAATTTAACACCTAACTGGCCTGTAACATCGGCACCAGTAGCACCTTGATAGACTGCTCCCTTAAATATATCATCCAATACACTGCGTAAGCGTGTATTAAAGGCCTCGCCCATACCACGTTGAATTAACTGATTTGTACTTACAGCAATCTCATCTGAGAGACCACCCATAAGCATATGCTGTATAGCACTCTGTGCAGTAGTACCTTGTTCAGTGATGCTACCCTCAAATAGACCTAAACGTAAATTGGCCAGTGCAGCAGAAGAAGGTGAAGATAAAATACCTAGCTTACGATATAAGTCTTGGTATATATAAGCCGATTCAGTGGCTACTTTCGATTCGATATCTGCACCAGTTAATGCCTTGAAGTCTACTGTATTTGCAGTACCGTTTGTACTACTTTTAGCATACATTTCCTCAAGTTTTTCAAAGCTAGTCTTTATATCATTTTTAGTAATTTCGTCTGTGAAAAGTTGTAATCGCTCATTAAGTATGTCCCGATACTCTGTAGCTAGTTTCTGTACACTAGCAGCATCTATCTTGAGTGTAAGATCCTTGGTTTTGAGCATAGACTGGTCATAAAATTTTTTAACAACTGCAGCAAGCTCTAATTGCTTGTCAGCTAAATTCAAAATATGCTGCTGAAGTTCTTCAAGCTTAGTTGTATTCCATGGCCTTGCTAATACACGGGCAGCATCTTCTGATATTTGTGTACCATATGCACCAGACTTTAGATTTGCTTGAAAAGCCTCAATTGAACCTACGGCATTCTTTACATCGTTGCTTGCATTTAAATCTGCAATAATTTTTTCTAGATTGAATGTTGGATGATCACCTTGTGCAATTTGTGCAAGTTCATTGAGCACGTCATTGTTAGGAATACCAAGACTCCTAAGCTCGTCTGCTAGCTTTGCTATGATATCTTCGAGTTTAGCACCTCGCGTTTTAATATCAGCAATTAATCTATTGACGTCACTTTTTTGCATTACTACTTGTGTAGCTCTTTCAAGCTGTGCATGAAAAGAATTATTTACACCTTCAGTTTCAGCATTTTCAGCAAAATACTTAGCAATGCCTGATCTCTCAAATATTTCGTCTATATCACTTTTATAGGTAATTCCACGCTTATTTAGGAGCTTTTGTGCATTGTCACTATGTATTGCTGCCTGCGTAAGCCTGTTGTATAGCTGCTTATTAATATCTGTAGCACTTTCAATGATATCCTGTATATTCTTATATACCTGTATTTCTGCTGGGCTTTTAGGTCTATTTAAATATTGACGTACTTCCTCGCCAATAATATCAAGACTTTTAGCCTTACTTACTTCTAATGTGTAAATGTTATCAACAATCTTAGTATTTAAACTCTCTTTTGCTGTTGTTTCAAAGGCTGACTCGGCCCTTTCAAGCTCATTACGCTTATCAGTTGGGAGGCGTAGCTTATATAGCTCTGAAATAATTTCTCGGCCACGCTGTATGTTGCTTTTATCTAACTCTGCCACCAGCCTCTGTACTTCAGCTTTATATTCAGCACTAGTTTTAGTGCTAGGCATAAGGCGGTCTACATCATCACCATATATGTATGGCTTTATGTCATTGAGTAATTCAATAGACAAAGTTTTAGTTATGCCTGGGCCTATAGTATCAAGCTTTTTTATTATATCCTTATGTGCACGTTCAAAAAAGCGAAGCAAGGCTGGATTTTGGGTAGAAAATACAGTATCTCCTGTTATTGTTTTTTCTATCTCTCTAACTAAGCTGTATACATTGCTAACATACTCATTACCTATTGTACTTTTGTTGCCATGAATATTATTAGTAACGCCTTTTAGCTCTTCTAATAAGGTCATGCTTTTTCTGACCTCTGGCTGCATAAGACGTACTGCTTCCTGATAATTTATTAAGTTCTGTGCTGCTTCTTTTAGAGCACTTTCTGCCTCTTCTATATGTGTATTAATAACTCGGCCGCCGTTACTATATGCATACTGCTGTACTGACCACTTATTATATGCGGTAGCATATTTCTTGAATTCTCTACCATACTCTGCAATGGCCTGTGCAGCTTTCTCCTGAGCACCTAAAAGTTCTCTGTCTACGGGCAGCTTAAAGGCATCTACAAGTGCAACATACTGCTCCATGTACTTAAGTAAGCGATCTGTGTCTGCTGGAAGTGTCTTAACAATCTCAATAATCTCTTTAGGATTGTTCATACTTATTATATGCCCTAAGTTTGCGAGCTCATTTTTTGTTAAGGTGCCAAATGTTTCTATCATGCCATAGAACTTATCTGTACTTATACTATTTAAACTGCGTGTAGATTGTATTTTAGTAATCTTATCGCTAATTTTAGCAAGATCAGAAGACAATGCATCATGTAGTGTGTCAAGGCGTAGGCCTGCTGCATTTGCGGCGTTAATGAGTAGCTGGTCATCTGGCTTTTTAATAAGTCGCTGCAAGCTATCACTATGCTGCTCAGCTGCATCAGAAATATCGACCAGCTTAGTGTATGAGGCACTAAGGATATTATTTAGCTTTACTGCATCTTCAAAGCCTGTAGCAGCCTCTAAGCCTGATCTATTAACATCTGTATAAGTACCTAAACGTGCCTGATTCTTACTTATAACTTTGAGACCATCTTTTATTTCATGAATATCAGCAGCTATAATTTCTTCTGCCTGAATACGACGTGTTTCCAAAGGTAGCTGTGCCACTAATGATGCGCGTTCAGTCTGCAAAGACTTTACTGTAGCTTGTAATTCAGAAATCTGCTTAGCAGTAGAATCGGTTGCTTTATCAAACTGAAGAGCATGAATCTGTGAATTAGTAGTGGATATCTTTTTATCTACATCATTTATTTTGCTGACAATAGTATTTGTATCTTTTATTATGCTATCATATTCTTTTATAGCATTAACAAGATCTCTGTTGTTTGCAGCATTCTGCTTGTAGCGCTCATCAAGCTTAGCTTTTAGTTCACGGTCATTGAGTACATCATCTGGTGCACCACCATCTGGGTCATTAGGTGTATTTTTACGTAGCTCATCAAGAAAGTTTTTTCTGTTCTTAATTGCTGCCCTAATAGTGGAAGTGCTGAGAATTAGTGCAGGCATAAAGCCATTTAAGATGCTTACTTCTTCCTGTGCTGTGTTTATTGCATCTGTTAAGCTATATGTAGGCTCCTCAAGCTCTTCAATAAGTCTCTTAGGAAATCTAAATTCAGGTAGAGTAAAAAATTTGCCCCAGTCTATGTCTTCAAACTTTTCTAGCTCATCATTAAGACCTTCAGTAATAGGGTCCTCGCGAATCTGAAAGACTTCATCAAAAGACATAAGCCATGTCTTCTCAATTTTCTTAGCCGTTTTCTTAGCTTTCTTCTCTGTATCATCTAATGCACCAGACATCTGAGCAGCCCAGTTATCGGCTATAGAAGAGTAGTCTTCATTTAAAGAATCTCTATACTTTTCAAGCTCCTCATTATAAGCTTCAAATGATTTAGTATATTCATCAGTGACTAGAGAAGAATTGTCAGAAATAGCAGTAGCTGCCTGAACAGCCTTCAAGCCAAGATAGGCTGTAAGAGCAGCAGCACCTAAAGATATAAGACCAGCTGTTAAGCCTTGCGTTAAAGCATTTGCTGAGCTGACCATTGGTATCATAGATGCCAGACTTGTACCAAGTGTTACAAACTGCTTGCCAGCCCATAATGCAGTATTACCTGCAAAATATAAAGTACTGCCAACAGTCTTAAATACGAGTAGACCAGCTACAACATCACTAAGAGTAAGTGACATGCCTGTAAATCTATTGACAATGTCTATCAGACTCTCGCCTGCTCGCTGCACTGTGTTAAAGGCACGTAGTAGATAGTCGGCAGCAATTGTTATAGACATTATACCTGAGTAGGCTGTTGCTGAAAATGTCTTTAAAAGATTGCCATTATGAGTTGTGAAGTCTTGTATTGTCTCACCAAGGTTCTTAAAGCCTGCAACAGCAGCCATAACATACTGCTCTAAATTAAGCTTGCCCTCAGGGTCCAAATCTTCTATGATAGCTGTAATCATACCACCAGTACCAAAATGAAGTGCTATATCACGCCATTCATCAAGTCTATCACGAATCTTTGTAACCTTTACTTCAAACCTATCAATTGTGCCATGAAATAAAGCTTCACTTATGATAAGAGCATCATCTTTTATAGTCTCTGTCATGCCACCAAGGGTATTTGCAATTTTCTCAGATGCACCTTTATAGCGCTCATTTAGGCCATCGAGGATTGCTACTACTGCCTTACTTGCATTTATATTTAGATTACCAAGATTCTTAATCTCTTGACCAGTAAGCTTAAGCTGCTCTTTAAGGATATCATAAATTGGAATGTTTGCATTTGCAAGCTGTCTAACTTCTTCAGCGGCCAGCTTACCTTTTGTGAGTATCTGGCCAAGAGCTGTTACTATGCGTTGCATATTTTCTTCTGTTGCACCAGTAGCTGCAGCTGTATCAGAGACTACTTTCAGTACCGCCTTTGAGCTATTGATTGGCACGCTCATAGCCTGGAGATACTGTGCCATGCTTATTGCGCCTTCAGTATTAAAAGGAGTGTATGCTGCAAAATCTTCAAGTTCACGGATATACTCTTTAGCCTGACTTGCATTCTTAGCAAAGTATTCCATAGATATCTTTGAAGCTTCCAGATTATTCCTAAATGCCAGTATAGCAGAAGAAGCCCCAGTTATTGCACCTGTTACAGCATAGATAGCTGCAGAGATAGCAAGACCAGAGGCTACACGCTTTACGCTACGAATGTTTGATGTAATATCTGACCATTTTTCTTCAAATGCTGATGCACCAAGCGTTAAAGCATCCATCTGTCTATTAACTACATCTGTCGTGCTTTTAAATTCACGTTCAAACTTTCGGTCATCTAAATTCATTTGAAGGGTAATATTTTCTAGTATTGACATACCATCACTCCTTAAAATAAAAAATAGCTTGTAGGAGGCCGCCTACAAGCTATGTTCATTATATCAAGAAGGGGGCCTCATCAGCATATTGTATTTCTTGACTCTTTGAATGTTTTGGGTTAACCATTTCACTATGGACCTGTGAAAGCAAATTTAATTGCTTAGGTCGCATGCGCCAAAATTGCTTTGGTGACATTAAAAGAATCACTGTGCCTATGTAGTAGAGGCGAGCCCAGTCATAAGGTTCATCCACCTTATTGAGCGCAGAAGAGCCTACTGTGCTACTTCCTCTGCCCCCGTCTCGTTTTTTAACTCTGCAATATTAGGTACAAGGTCCTGTACAAAAGCAGCAACCAGTTTAATGTTTACTTCTTTTAAATTGCTTAGAGTTATATGACTCGCAATTTCATGCTTTGACTTTTTATAGCCGATAAGCTCGTCATGCTCATTGTAGATTGCAAGGTCATGCATAAGACCACAATAAAGAATATTTATTGTGTCTGTTGCTGTTGCTGTTTCATTAGCTTCCTTATCAAGTTCATTAAGAACGCTTACGAGTGGCTTACCATCTACTGTGATCGTATTTGCCTCGATAAGCTCATCCTTATAAAAGACCTTGTGCTCTTTAGCTGAGCCGCCCAAGACTTTCTTAATGACGGCATTGATGGTTTTATAGATCTTCTCAAGCTCACAGAATGCATTCATATCGAAGATAAGTGAATAGGTTTCACCGCCGAGTTCAAGAGTTATAGCTTCAGGCTTAAATATTGTAGAGCTGTTTACAGGCTCTGTTTTCTGGATATTTTCTTCCATGGTCAATCTTCTCCTCTATTAGATTATACGGGCGCATTGAGCACGCCCGTATTCATGTTGTTTAATCGCCGACAGTAATTACACTTGTTGCAGTTGCTGTGCTGCCACCCTTAGTAGCAGTAACAGTGATTGTTGCTGTGCCTGTTGCATCAGCTGCGACTGTTACAAGGCCAGTATCAGAAACAGTAACCTTAGCATTGTTAGATGCATAAGTAATTGTTGCTGTATTATCTGATGCTGTTGCTGTAAGCTGCTGTGTACCCTCAGGAGCTACTGTTGCTGTTGTAGGAGCTACTGAAACAGCGAGTGTAGAACCACTGCCGCCGGAGTAGTCACCTGCAACAAGGGTATTGGCTGTAAACCAAGCGCTGAAATCAGTCTTAGAGCCGGTATAGTGCTCATCGCATGTATCAACGCTGAAACGCCAGTTATCATCATAGTCTCTCTTAAGGAAGTTGCCTGTGATGGTAGGTGTGTTCCAGTTGATTGAGTCAGCCTTTGTCTGGTTGTTATCATCAGGTGCAGAGAACTTGCCCTTAAGATACCAGATAAGTCTGTCTGCGCCGTTTGATAGCTTAACTGAGCAACCAACAGCAACATATGGCGGGATATCGTTTGAAGAATCCTTTACAAGGCCTGTGCTACTGTCATAAGTTGCACCAAGAAGCACTGCTCTGTGCTGTGGCGGAATATCAGCAACGTTAAGCTCGAGTGTCATAGCACCGAGTGTAGAAGCTGTATCATAAGGACCATCATCAGCGAACAGAGTGTCGTTGGATGCATTTGGTGAGAAATTTGCTGTAATTGCACCAGGAAGTCTCACTGGATCTTTATAAGCAATTTCACCAAGGTCAGAAGGACCGTTTGTACGTGGTGCACGGTCTTCTAGAAGAATTGCGTAGTGTAGGTTTGTTAGACCTATTGCGACTGGTTTTCCCATAGTTGATTTCCTCCTTATTAAATAATTCTATGTGAAAATACTCGTACTCTGAATACGAAATACTTTCTACCTTTGTCATCAGTCTGCTTCCAAACTGGCTCGCCTAACATAACTGTAGCTACATCTAATCCGCTTTCTAAACGAATTAGACCATCTGCATCATCTGTATCAGCTTTATCTGTATACAGCCATCTGTAAGCTACTCTACCATTTTCATATGCAGTCTCATTAGACTCGCTACGAGATGTTACCTCTACTATGTAGCAAGCTCCGTCTATCTGTGATGGCACTGCCATCGTACGAGGAAGCTGCTGTAGAAGTATAGCATCGTTTGGTTCGTCAGGTAAAGAGTTATAAAACAGATTGTCACCAGGCTCAAGGCTTGGTATCTTTGCAGCAAGGTAGTCAACAAGTTCATTTAGTATATTCATTGATTACCCTCCTTAAGCAAACATGTACATCATCTTCAATAGCGTTAGCGAGTAGCTTGAGGTTTTCTTCAACAACTTCACGCTCCAGCAGGTCAAAGCCCGTAAGTGATATGTTAACCTCTCCGTTATTAAAGTATGAAATCGTTTCTGCTTCATCAAATGATACCACTGAGTCTGGCTTATGCGCAAAATTCTCGACAGCCTCTTCAGCTGTCATTTGGAGATCGTAACCCATTTGCTTAAGCTCTCGAATTACGCGCTCCTTATTTGTTTCAAGTACATGTGTAGTTTTCTTTTTAGTCATAGGTAAATCACCTGAATGCTCATCTGACCTTCATTACCATCGAAGTATCTACCGATTTTTCGAATCTCTTTGTCTGTAAGCTTGTCGCCCCAAACATCAAGTGTAACAAGATCGTCAACGGTTATTTCCAAAGACTCTGGAACATATAACTGTGAGCGACTAACATATGAATCACCACGCTTATCTGTGATGACCTCTGTATTATCTACTCTGTAGCACAGTCCTTCTTGTGTCTCTGAAAACTTTTTATCACCTGAGGCTGTTTTACCTTCTATTCTACGAAAAGTAAACGGAAAGCGAACCCATTCTTGTAGTGACTTATACACTCTTATCAGCCTCCATCATACCCTTTTCAAATACAACATCATGCTGATACTGTGGATCTCGTGGCCTACCTGAGAATACTAACATGTCTTCATAATGCTTGGCCATATTCTCATAGAATTGTAGTCGCTTTGTATTATCTTCAGACTGTGGTCCTAAGCTACGCTTTATTGGCTTTCGAGCAAGTGTAGCAGCACATTGACGATAGCCAGCAGCAAGGCGTGCATTACTACTCTTAAAGTTATCGAGTATATACTGAATTTCCTCATTCTGTAGTAAAGGATCATCTTCGATAGTATCTTTCAGCATAAAGCGGAATGCGTCGATATCTGAAGTTGACGGATTTCCAGAATACGTCCAAGACATAATTTATTCCTCCTTTTTGAAGGATAGCCGTGTAGGCTTTTTATCTTCTTTAACCTGCAGTACAGAAGAATCTACATGAGACTCTTCTACTGCAGGCTTTATAGAAGAGGAGACCGCTTTTACAGGAGTTATTTTGTGCTCACCAACAAGTATTCGTGGTGTGCGTACCTGTGTCTCATCAATAAGTTCTCCGCGCTCATAGCGTTTGCCATAAGCACGGATAGGCTTAAGTACAAGGTATTTCATTATATACCCGCCGCCTTATACAAGGTCTGTAAGGAATGTACCCATATCAGGGCATATAATTCTCATGTCATATGCCATTTCAGCTTCGATACGCTCTGTACCGATGCCGAGCTGATCCATAGGAATACGTACGATACGTGAGCCGTATGCTGAGCCACCTTCAAGACCAGTCCAAGCAAAGATGTAACCTGCTGAAGGTGTCTTAAGTCTTGGTGATGGAGTACGATAGCCGAGAAGCATGCTGCCTTTATAGATAAAGTTTGGTGACACATTTGAGTCATCAAAGTTTGCACGTTTTGTGCCGCTTGAAACAACACCCCACGGAACGTAGATCTTATCGATTTCAAAGAGCTCTGCAAGCAGATCAAGAGTAATAATACCCTTCTGAGTATACTTGATTCTATCCATGATCTCCTCATGATTCTTGAGAGCATAGAGAACATCTGGTGACATGATAGCGAAGTTAGGCTTCTTACCAGTATTCTCAGCCATTTCAAGCATACACTGGTTTATGATTTCTACTGGTGAGCTTGATGCATCTGAAAACTTTGCAATTGTGCCGCCGGTACCGGCTGACTTATCAGTGCCCCATACGCCTGGCTTGAAGTATGTATCAGCAAATCTACGCTCTCTGTTGAGGAGCATCTTTTCTGTAAGCGACTCAACAGTATCACGATCTACATTAATAGGTGCATCGTAGTTTGCACGCTCTTCTTCTGTGATATCATAATGAAGTGCATACTTACGGCAGTGATATGGATTTTCAGTTTTTACATCCCAGTTGAAGCCTTCAGACTCAGCACCCTGTCCGCGCTCTTTTACTTCATCACGGAATGCGTCAGCCTTAGAATAGCTGAAGTAGATATCTGACTGCTTCTGCACTCTTATTATCGGAAATATCTTATCTGCGATAAATGCGTCAGCACCCTGCTGATAAGCTACTGAGAAATTCGTCATCGCACGGTCAATATGACCGCCATTTTTCATCTGTGGCATTTCTTTTTATCTCCTTTCTTACTTAATAAGTACAGTGACAAGGTCACCAGCTGAAGATGCAGTGGTAAGGGCAGTGCCGATAACAGTTGCATCATCGAGATCATTGTCTGTTGCAGCTGCAACTGTATGATATACAACACCATTAACAGTTGTAGTGCTGCCGGTTACTTCGACAAGCTTACCAGCTGCAATAGCAGCATTTGCAACAGCTGGGAATGCACCTTTTACTACTGTTGCCATCTCGCCTTCCTTTTCTGCCGGATACTGACAAATACCTACAAACTGTGAAGCGCTTGTAAGATTTGTAGACGTAGCCGGTTCAAGGTAGCCGTTTTCATTGATAATTGCAGGCTCGTATTTATTAAGAACTTCTTCTGCATACCACGCAAAGCGATTCATTGGAAGTTCAAAAGCAGCCTGATTTGTAGCACTTGTTGTTACAGGCATGATTCATTACTCTCCTTTCACGTACTGTTCATAGAGATCTGGATGCAGCTCGCAAGCCTTTGTAAATGCTACTGCACTTGATACACTTTCAGTCTTTGCGATATCAGCCGCTTTCTTTTCAAGAGCCTTATATGCATCATCTGAAGACACAGTTATAGTGCCCTCACCAGCTACTGCGGTAGACTTGCCGAGACCCTCTTCAATAGCAGCTGCTGCCTTTGCAAGAACAGCAAATACCTCAGGTGAAGCAGTCTTTAGCACAGACTTAAGCTCTGCCTCTTCGCAAGGAATTGCCTTAACTACTGCAAATCTTGACTTTGCAAGATTTTCGGCCTTTTCTGCCTCAAGAGCAGAGATTGATTTCTGCATAGCTGTAATCTGAGCCTGTACTTCTGCAGGAAGTGACTTCATTACATCCTCAGACATTTTTGGCTGAGGCACAGACTTATTTACAGCTGCTGTAAGCTGTTCATTTGCGGTTGTAAGCTCTGAAATTTTAGTATTCAGTGGTGCAACAGCCTCATTTACAGCTGTTGACTTAGCAGTGTCAACATAGTCTGTAATTACTTTCTGAGCATCAGCTGTGAGACCTGCAAGAATATCCTTGAATTCCATTTGTTTAGCTCCCTCCTTCATAGACTTTGTTAGTAAGATATTAGCTCGAGAATTTGCTCCCTGCGGACAGAGAGCAACTGCGGTGAGCGTAAGATCTGTATAACTAAATTGGGGTGTGAAGTTGTTTGGCACAATCATCACTCCTTTCATATTAATAATACGTAATAAAGTATTCTGCTTATCTAGTACAGGTTATTCAATTGCTGAATAGCCCTCACCATCGACAGGCACGCGTCTGCCGCCACCTTCGATTGAAAACATAGAATATTCGCCAGATACTACTTTTGCATAGATTTCATCATCTGGGATGTAGAAACCTACCCACAAACCTTCAGGCATCGTACCTTCCGGAATACCAAGTACCTGCATCTTTTCTTTAGTAAACATCATACTCTCTATAAGATAACCACAGTCAGAGCACCACTGATGAACCTCATTGCAGTAGCCCTTGTTCAGTGCAAATGAGTAAGCAGCAGCTTCTAACACGCCAGTAGGAATCATGTCACCCTGGTAATCTACTGGCAACTGTCCATCCTCTTCGACAGTAACATTAGCCCAGCCAAATACAAGGTTTGAATTTCCCACTACACTGTCTTTATTCAGCATATTGTGTATTACTGGGTCCTCTGCGTGCACTACTGGTCGTGATTTAACAAAGGTAAAAGACAGTCCATCCTGTACAGGGTCTTTAAAGATACCCTTACGAACTGTATACATCTTGCCTTCGTTTGATTTAAAGAAGTGCACTTTACTTGTTTTATCCATGTTTACATACCTCCTATTTAAACTGATTGTCTACTGGGTCTTCGAGCTGCGAGTCAAATGTACCTGAGCCCGAAGTGCCTGTATTTGCCTTTGGCTCATCTGGCTTTAGTGATGCAGCACCTTCCTTGATATCTGGACCACCTACTGATCTCATTAAGAATTTAAATAAATCCTCAGATTTAGTAACGTCAATATTTAGTGAACGTAGCAGCATTGCAAGCTCAGCGACAGTAGCATCCTTAATACGCTCAGTTGTTATCTTAGGCAGCCTTTCAAGTGACATGTTATTAACTGCAAATAAGCGAGGTACTGCCTGTGTATTAAGCGTATTACATATTGATTTAACGATACACTCAAGTGAGCTCAAGAACATGTCATATTTAGTTTCAGCCATTGCAAAACTACCAGTACGATCATTACCTAACAGAATAAGATCTGCAAGCATACAAATTGCAATACGTGTATCGTATCTCTGAATGGTTTCATTTACTTTAATATTTGAAGTATTTTCACCTTTAAGTAAATGTAGGTCCCAGCCTTCTGGAATTACAAGACCATGCGTCTTATCCTGTCGTAGACCTGTTACTACGCCCTGTGCCCAGTCTAAGAGTTCTACCATTTCTTCATTGTCTGGGTCAAATAGAGGAACGCCTTCTTTAGGCTGCATAATAGGTATACCAGCCAAGGCACGCTCTACTCCTATGCCTTCAATCTCTTCAAGATACTTCTTAAAGTACCATGGGCGGTAGGCTCTACGCAGTAGTGAGAAACCTTCTGGGTTATTCTTATCAGACTTTGTCTTAAATAAAAGATTACCATAAAGTGGTATCTCTATGTCTCCGCGGTCACCACCTGCAAGACCTGAGGTATCCTGAATAAAGGCTTCTGGTCGACCATTCTTATCAAACTTCCACTCTTTGAGTGTACTCTGGCCTACTCGAGGAAGCTCCTGCCAGCCTATCTTACCGTCTGTAAACTGGGATCTGAACTTTAAGTCACGCTCCATTGGGCCTCTACGCACTTTGTAGACAATTTCATGCACTGAAAAGCCATAAATAAGCTCACTTAAAACTTCAGACACAAAGTCATCCCAGCTCTGTTCCTGCATGTCAAACATACAAGACTCTAAAAAGTCTGCTTCTTCCTGTCCGGCACCATTTTCGTCAACCTTCCATACTACTTTTCTTACCAGTGTTTCGATGGCATATAGACATGCGCCAATTACTGGGTCATTTGAGGACATTTCCTGATATACTTTAGCTGCACGTGGCCAGCGTAAGTCACGAATAAATTCCTCTGTTATATAGCCAGATGAATACTGAACACCAGGTACACCTCTAGCCTTCATATTGGCCTTTGGAGCCTGTGCTTTATCTACTGTCTCCATCTGCCTTTGTCTCTTTTTAAAAAATCCCATTTTTAACCTCCTTACATATGCCAGTAGCTACTTCCTGCTCTGAAGCGAGCACGCTGAGCAGCATGTCTACGTGTACTACTCGGTGCAACAATTCTTCCTTCAGCAGGTGTAAAGTATGCAAAAGCACCATCCATAGCGTCTATTACATCATCATGAGCACCAAGAGGAAATGAATCTAACTGATTATAGAGTCTTAGCATTTCACGGCAATCACGAACGATAAAAATAGAGCCCATCTGCATTGCAGCAGCCACAGGACGTGCACGCTCAATCTTAGAAACTACTGGCTTTACACCCATTATGTCGTAACCTGGAAGCACTTCACGGCATAGACGAAGTGCATTTGCTTCACCTGAAGAGCCACCTTCTTGCTCAAAGCGAATAGCACAAGCATGTCCATCCTGCTGTGCACACAGCTGCATCAGCTTTTCTACCTCATTAGGTGTCTTTTGAACAGCTACTATGTCTTCAATATAATACATTCCCTGGTAGCAAGCCATCTTAAAACCTACTGTCCAGTCAGGGTCTTTTGTATTTGTATTTTTCTTCCTGTATTTTGGGTCAATAGACGCAAAGTCCCAGAACCTAACTCTACGAGCATTTTTAGGGACGTTGTGTCTATCACAAATCATGAGCCAAGCCTTATTGAAAATGTCACCTGACTCACGTACTTCCCAGTTACCATTTAGTAGCTGCTCACGAAGTACAGGTGGCAAGTTTTCGAGTGCCTGCATATACTCCTCAGAGTCAAGATATGGGTTATCATTTAGGCCGGCGGGTAAGAATATACGTTTGGGTTTACCATTTGCGTCCTTATTATCTACAAAGTACCTCTGATAATAGTAATCTCCGTATACACCGCCAGGGTTAGCAGTAGCACGTATACGAAGCGGTACTTTTACCTCTTTTGGTTTACGTAGACGTGAGAACAAATACTCAAATGATTCTGGTATTATATGTGTAACCTCATCAAAACCAATGTAGCTGAATTCAGCACCCTGATATCTGTAATGGTCTGCCTGTACATCAAGGTAGCCAAAAGATAGCGTAGCGCCAGATTCTTTAAATATATAGCGCTTATCCTTATCTTTCCAAACGACTTCACCTGACTTCAAGAATGGTGACAGCCATGTCTGACTCATTGGTATCAGAGCACCAGGAAGCATTAAGTCAGCAAAAGTCTTTCTGAATAGGATTGCGTTATAGCCGGGGACATCTACGTATTGTAGTGCAGCCGCCAGCTGGTAGACTGACTTGCCGCCACCAACGGCACCACCATAAAGCAGCTCCCTGACGTTGTTCATCAGTAGAGCTGCTGTCTGCTTTGGCGTAGGTGTTATTGGGATATACTTATTTGTTTTTGGCGTTAAGGCCTGCTGAAGTCGCTGTATCTGTTCATCACTTAAATTAGTGAGGTCCATATCATCACTCCTTCGTACGTTTCTTCAGTTCATCAATAAAGGCTGTTATAGACATCTTTGGTACTACTCTGGTTAGTAAGCCGCCGGGCTGTGAATGAGCCTGTGACATACCTACATACTGCTGATTTATCATATCAAGCGGCACCTGTCGATCATTAAAGGCCGTTTTAAAGAATCTGCATATTTCTGTCCAGGCTTCTTCCTGCTGGTCTACTGGTCTATTCTGTAGTACCTCCATCTGATAAAAATACAGCATTATAAGGGCACTAACTGCAGCCATTAGGCCTTTTTCTGAGCTATGCAGATTTCTTTTACGACGCTCATTTTCAGCCCATGTATGTCCGTCTATGTAGCCAAGCAAGCCTCTAAACTGATAATCATTATCGGCTTTTCGTGTTATAGACTCTTTGTTTACCATCCAGTAGTATACTGGCATCTCAAGGAAGCCAATATTATCTGTACATGCAAAAACCAGCTGATTGAATGACATATCTTCATTTGATCTACTGTCCGACATAAGAATATTGAAATGGTCAAGAAATGCTCTGCGATACATTTTACCGAACATCCAGGTACCATCGTGCTGATGTGGCACAAACTTCATCTGAGGATTTTCGGTCTCTTCAAGGAATGTACCAAAGACGGCATCCAGCTGCCTGTTCTGTACAAATGCATCATGTAAAAACTGTATGGCATAAGTAGATGCCCAAGTGTCATCTGCATCCATGAAAGTTATAAACTCGTGATTGCAGCTCTGCTGACCTACTGCACGTGCATGTCCCGGGCCCATGTTTTTATCAACATTGACCACATTAATGCTTGCTATATCAGAGACTTTAAAGCCTTCGATAATTTCATTAAGAGTAGCAATGTCAACAGGTGTTGATGCATCATTGACTATTGTTACGTGGATATCCTTCGCAACAGTCTGCATTGCTATTGAGCTTAATGCTCTACTGATGACATTGCTGTGGTTCCAATACGGAATTACTACATCGATTCCGGCTGTTTTATTATACTGATTCATACTCTTCCTCCTATTATTATACGTTATAATCTAAATCTGCAATCCACTCATCAATGTTCTTTTCTCTTTCTTCTGAGTAGAAGCTCTGATCTTTGAACCAAGTCTTCCAGTCTTTATTGCCTCTGCCTCTATTGCACTTTGTGCACGCCGGGACTATATTATGACGCTCGGTTTTGCCACCCTTACTACAAGGTATGACATGGTCACGGTCAAGTCGGTCGCTCTTGGCACGACCCTGTGGCTTGCCACAATATGCACAGCAGCCGCTGAAATGCAGCATTGTAGCCTTCCAGTCTTCTACTGTATACTCTACTCGCTCACCAAGGCTGCGCTGGCGCTCCTTTGCTGCAAACTTGCTTATTTTACGCTTTTCGCGGACGCAGGCACGCTTTATGTTTATGCACTCTTTGCACTGCTTTGTAGGCAGGCCAGTTATACTCTGCGTGTAGAACTCTGAGATAGGCTTTTCTTTACCACAGCATGAGCACGCCTGCATAGGCAGCTTGTATTCCAATTTTATATTAGCCATGTTTATCCTCCTTCTGTATAACAACCTCAGTCGTTTTTATACCAATCTGTGTATTGCCAAGAAGACCTACTGACTCCAGTATCTCAGCAACACTACTGAGGTCCTCTTTCTTTGTAACCTGACTCTGCTTAACAGCATGTGCGTCTAGGCCAGGCTGGTCAATTTGCTCTGGGGTATATGATACTATATCTTTCTGTAGACTAGTTGCAAACTTTGCTACTGCTGTTATTTCACTTGGCTTCATCACCGCCGGGTCCATGTAGTCTACTGCTTCTGTCACTTTATCAATTAGTGCCTGTGTCAGCTGGAGCTGTTTACGATTCATCTCTTTAATAGCTTCCATGCGCTCACTCTGTATACTTGCATCAGTAGCCCTGGACCAATGTATCATTCGAACTTTCCAGTTCCATTTATTTGAATACTTTACCAATGTAGCTACTGTCATATTAAGCTTTTTAGACAATTCGCTCATTGTAGGCAGCTTACCAGGATAATAGTCACGGTAAGTCACCCATGCAAGCCATTCATTATTTGTCTCTTCTGGCTGTCGTTCATATAGCTCCAGACCTAAGGATCTACTCAATGCCTGCCAGTCCTGCATTATTTCTGTTGGTTTCATGGCTTTAGGGGCTTTAGGTCTTAAACCAACTTCACCCGGCATCGGTGCCCCTTCAGGCCACATTGGGTCTTTTTCAAACCCTTCACAGTTCGGCTGCTTCCAGCGCTCTTTATCAAGTGCTGCATCAAACTCTACTGTCTTGTCGTGTGCCATGTTTACACCTCCTATTTTATATGTATATACTACGAATTGTCGTAGACCCAGAATCCAGCAATTTTTGAGCTAAGGCTTTGTGTCGTAGAACGTGACAGGCTATTTTTGACCTGTAAAGTGGGCGTCGCGGTGCTCGGTATAGGCAAATCGACAAGCCTATTCACTACAATATTTGAGCTAGGCCGGCAAAAGCTTTGCTGGTCAGCTCGTGTCAGCCAACATCAGTTGTTGGAGAAAGGCGGTCATTATGACTACTAACAAGAAAGCATACGAGTACACACTTGAAGAGCTTAAGCAGCTCAATGGCGATGCAAAGTTCTGGCGCAGCATGTACGATAGACTGTGTGCATATGATGCAAAATACTCTGTTGTAGGTACAGAACGTATCAATTATGCCAAGAAAATGTGGAGAACTGTGCTCTTCACTGAAGCATGCAACAGCAAAGATTATGACACTATTGCAAGACTTGGTGCAGATATGACAGTAGATCAGCTTACACAGCTCACGCCTGATGAGTATGTAGTTGCTAACTGGGGCGATGCTGGCATCAAGATCGTAGAGCTCATCTCTACTAAGTATGCAAACAATCCTCACATGGAGCTTGATGAGTTCCTCAATCATTGCACAGCATGTGGTGGCAACTGGGGTGGTATGTTCCTCACTGGCATTCAGGAGCTCTTCCCTGATGTATGGGAGCTTATCCCTGAACATATGGGTGTATTTGCCTTCTCTGTGATAGGTGATGTACTTAATCTGCTCAATGTAACAGACACAAAGAACAACTAATCAAATCTACTGTTGGGTGATGAATAACGTTAAGCACAGAAAGGAGTAGTCAATATGACTATTAAAGACGCCTTTTTAGGCACGATGTGCGGCAATGATATTGTCGAATATCTAGAAAATATGGAGATACGTCTGGGCATAAAGCTCACAAATGCACAACTTAAAGTATGCCAGGACTACAGCATTACGCTTGGCTTTGCTGCACTTGATTACAAGAAAGACAGCGACAAATACTACTCACAGCATATTGGCCTTGAAGAGGCTCTGAAATTAAAAGAGCCATGCTTCCTGCATACGTACCTCAATACAGTGTTTATGCACACCACCACAGATGCACTGTTCCTCAGCAGATATATTGCTGTAAGTACGCCTGAAAGCATTCGTAATGTCCTCAAGAATGATGAGGCAAGTGATAAAAAGCGTGCCTCACTTGAGCGTATACATGAAGAATACATGAAGGTATACCATTTTGCAAAATGGTTTCCAATCGATGTTGTTGATATCGATAATGTATGGCGTGCAGCATGGTATGTTATGCACGGATATGATAAGATCGGCAGTATCCAAAAGTTCACTACAAAACAGCTGAAGAAAGCCTTAGAGCTTCATGAGGCAATTGATCGTTATGCTCAGATAGAGCACAGAGACTATACCGATATACTAAATAAGCAGGCAGATCTACTGACATATATAAACAATAAACTGCCTAAGGTATATGACAGTATCACAATACATGCCTTCGAAACCAGCGAAGAACTTGCTGAAGAGGGAATGCGAATGGGCAACTGCATCGGTACCTACTGGGACCATGATGCTAATAGCTGCCTGTTCTATGTAGAAGCTGACGGTGAACACATGGACGTAGAGCTCATGAGAGATGCTTGCAATACAGACTATGATATCTGGGAAGTTAGTCAGGTATTCCTGGCTAAGAATCAGACTAATGAAATTTCAGAGAAGCTTATGGACAGGTTAGAAGTTATTGTTGGTGCATTCAACATAGTAACAAAAAATGCTTGGCTTGAAAAAGTTAAGTCGAAAAAGCGCATAAGCTGCAATGATGTAACATGTGATGCATGCACCTATCAGTATGTATGTGGTTTCAGCATAGCTTGTAAGCTTGGCAGCCCTCGCTACGACTGCGACTTTGAATTTGCAGCTAAGGATGAGGCTGAATTCAAAGCATATCTTAAAAGCATCACTGAAGACGAAGAGCTTGATGAAGATCTTGATACTGATGTTGAAGACTTCGACTTTGAGGCTTACTTTGCAGACCTTCCTGATGATGAACTTGCATTCTGAGCATGTGTGCAGTTTCAGCATAAAGTACAAAAATTTTACAGAGAGACATTCGTGGCTGTGAGATGACGCCACAATACAATTTTGAGCTATCGTTGGCTGATGAAAAACGTTAAGCAGAGAAAAGGAGGCCATTATGGCTACTATGTATTTCGATGACACAAACAGAATCGTTCTTCCTTCAGATGGAGGCTACCTCAAGGCTAAGGGAGACAAGCTCTCTGATGACTACATCAATGCTCAGAGCAGTGCATCTACTCCAAAGTTTAAGTTTGGTGGCAAGACAGAAACATGTGACGTTAAATTCTGCACAGCAAACGCAAACAAGACAATTGATATGCAGAACGGTTATATGTGGTTCTATCTCCAGGCATCAGACAGCAGATCTGAAGGCAACTACATCTATTCATCAATTGATGCTGTAATTGCATCTGCAAAGAAGCGTGTAACACTCACTAAGTCAGGCAAGAATGCATGGGCTGGTAAGTGCTATATATACAGCAGAGACGCAGCTACTAAGGAAGAGTTCCTTGTGGCTACAGTTGAAGCTACCAAGAGCATTAGATGGATCCCAAACGAGAAGAAAGGAGCTAACAAGTAATTAATACGGCGGTCAGACGTAAAATTAACAGAGATAATGCATGAGTGAGAGTAATGCATGCAATACCAACACCATTATCGTTGGCTGACGAAAAACGTTAAGCAGAGAATGGAGAAGAGTATGGCACAGACATTCACTTTTATTACCCCAGAAATGGGCTGGGCAAACCTGGCAAACACATATGCATTCCTTAAGAATACAGATGCAGCAACAGCTGATGAGAAGATCATTAGCTACCTTGACCAGGAAGTTCAGAAGGCTGTAAATGCAGGTCTTGCTGATGAAGCTACAATTAAGGCACGTCTCCGCACAAACCTTGTGGCTGATAAGAAGTGCAGATTCAAGGGTGACCTTGCAAAACTGCACCTTGTATCACTCTTCGATGAGTATACAAAGCGTGCCGGTGCTGATGTTCGTCAGCAGTACAAACCAACTGCATCTACTGTCAAGCTTAGCAAGTCTAAATGGCAGTACACCGTTGAAGAACTCAGACAGCTTGAAGGTGATGAGGCTTTCTGGAGAAGCATATACAACAATATCGCTTCTGTTCAGGCTAAACGTCCTGAGGCCTTTGAGCAGTACTTTGGCACTAATGGATACATGATTGCAATGGATGCCAAAGATTATGCTCGCCAGATGGCTGCAAACTGCAGAAACAAAGTGACATCTATACCTACAACTCCAGTACAGTTAACCCTGGAAGAGAAGATTCAGAAGGGCATTCCAGTAGTAATCACCCCAGATATTGTGAAAGAGCTTATAAAGCTTTATCCAAACGTTACTGCTGAACCTACTGAATACACTGAAGCTGATGCTGATGCATATAAGGCTAAACTTGAAGCTGATGCTGAAGCAAAGGCAAAGGCTGCTGCTGAAGAAGCAAAGGCTAAGGCTGAGGCTAAGGCTGAGCGTGAAAAGGCTGCAGCTGAGGCTAAGGCTAAGAGAGAGGCTGAAGCTAAAGAGGCCTTAAAGAGAGCAGAAAACAAGAGACTCATTCTTGAGGCACTTGCTGCTAAGAAGGCTGAAGCTGAAAAGAACTACGACATCAGTCCTGATATGTGGGCTGAGGAAGTAGACAAGGAAAACGCTAAGCCTGAAATCATCATTCCGGATCCAACACCGGAAGCAATTATTTGGGAGCGTGCTTCTAAGCTCAGAGATGAGTTTGCAAGAAAGCAGACTGATACCATCTACGTATGGGATCTTGAGACTGAGTTCGATAAGGATATCGATGAGGCTCTCGAGGAAATCGCTAATCAGTACCCAGACAATTTCATCTACGATGCTGAGTCTGGTGAGATTAACTTCTGCCCAGATGAAAACTAAGCATGTGTGCGGTTTCCAGCTACTACTACAAATTTTAGGAAAGGGGTGATGCTAATTGCAAGTATTCTACACACCTAAATTTTTGAGCTACACGGCAGGCAGGTACCGAGACGGACCGGTCCGCGCCGGGCCTGACAGTGGGGTGGATTTGGCCAGTGGTTTATATATGCGCGCGCACGCGATATTTAAATAGTATATTATATAATATACTGCAGTCCGCCAAAAATTTTGATTTTAATCAGAAGATTAATTTGATATAATAATATTGATGATTAAAATCATTATATTATATTGAATTCTATAAAATCTAAAGAAATTTAAGATTTTAATTAGAATAATAATATGATATAATAATATTGATGATTAAAATCATTATATTATATTGAATTCTATAAAATCTAAAGAAATTTAAGATTTTAATTAGAATAATAATATGATATAATAATATTGATGATTTAAATCATTATATTATATTGAATTCTATAAAATCTAAAGAAATTTAAGATTTTAATTAGAATAATAATATGATATAATAATATTGATGATTTAAATCATTATATTATATTGAATTCTATAAAATCTAAAGAAATTTAAGATTTTAATTAGAATAATAATATGATATAATAATATTGATGATTAAAATCATTATATTATATTGAATTCTATAAAATCTAAAGAAATTTAAGATTTTAATTAGAATAATAATATGATATAATAATATTGATGATTAAAATCATTATATTATATTGAATTCTATAAAATCTAAAGAAATTTAAGATTTTAATTAGAATAATAATATGATATAATAATATTGATGATT